TACCAAAGCAGAACAAATTTTTAAATATATGAACAATACTGGTTATAAATTAATAAAGTCTTTTAGATAGGAAAAATAAAAATGATTACAATAGTTATTATTTTTCTAGTACTATTTATAATTTTATCAATTAGTAAAATAATTGAAAAGTTATCAAATACAGATGAAAATCAAATAGATGATTATCATTTTTAGTACTTGACAAATTGTTTTAACTGTAATATAATCAATGTATGAAAAAGAAACTTTTATCTATTTTGAATGAATATATTGATTATCTTGTATCTATTCCCCCTATCAACATGATGAATCATCCTACTATTGTTTATATTAAATCCCCTGCTGAAAAATTTAAAATAACAGAAAAGGAATCTTGTTTGTTATATGATTATGTTCGTGAAAATAATTTAGTAATTCAGATGAAAAAAGATTCGGGGAGTACTTCATATTATAATTGGGACGGAAGCAGTAATTCTAAATTACCTGCTATTATAAAAGAAACTTCTGTATATTGGATTAAAAATGAGGAGAATTAATGAATATTTGTTTTATTTTTGCAGATAAGCCCCATGAATTGAACACCAGCATTTATCGTATTATTTTACCTGCTTACGGAATATCTAAATTACCAGAAAAGCATAAGGTATCTATGATGCCGATAGATTTATTTGTTAAGGGTGGTAATGATGTTGATTTAGCCGTAAATGATGCCGATATAATTGTTATTGAACGAAATTTTTTTGGTGATGTACTTTATAAGATGATAAATCTTTATATGCAAGGTAAAATCATTGTAACAAATTTCGATGATGCTTACCATGCTATTACCCCCACAAATCCCTCATATACCTTTTGGAATGAGGGTAAAATTAAACTAAATGAAAATGATAAACTGGTTGATAAATATATTTATCCTCACCCATTTGAACAGTTTAGGCGTGGTATATCTATATCTCATGCAATGACTCTGCCTAGTTTTTATTTGGGTGATTATTATCAGGGAATAACTGGTACACCCTTTTATTATGTAAGAAATTATTTTGAAACGAAAAATTATCCATATATAAAAAGACCAAAAAATAAAAAAGAATTTATTATTGGCTGGGGTGGTTCTTTATCTCATTATGAATCTTTTGTAAATTCATCTGTAATTCCAGCACTGGAAAAGATAGTAAAAGAAAGAGATAATGTTAAGGTTTGTATAGTCGGGGATAAACGGGTTTATGATAAATTGCCTTTTGAACAAAAAATGTTCAAAAATTATGTAAAAAATGAAGAATGGGGTACAATGCTTGCCAATACCTTTGATATTGGAATTGCCCCCCTTTCAGGAGAGTATGATAAGTACAGGTCAGACATAAAGGTAATTGAATATCTTTTAACAGGAAAACCTTTTGCTTATACAAATTTACCCCCTTATAAGGATATAAAAAATAAGGGTGGTATTCCTGTTGGTTCTAACATGAACAGTTGGTATGATACATTATCTGAAATTTTAGATACTTATGATGAAAAAGTCCAAAGTATACTTGATAATTTCGATAAAGATTCTGTGGATATTTATAAACAAGCACAAAGTATAGTAGATACTTATGAAAAAATTATTAAAACAGAGGGAAGAAAAGGATATAATAATGCAGATTTATTTATTGACTAATTGTCTTGAATCATTATTAACATTTTTTATTTTATTAGGTACAATGGTTGGGTTGGTTTATATTTATAAAAAAGTAAAGGATAATTTAGATGATTAACATGATTATTAGATTAATCAAGTTTTTATTTGGTATCAGGACATCAGAAGATGTTTATAAAGATTCCTTAAAAAATTCAAAAATCATTGATAAATATCGAAATTAGGTATTGACATTTTTTATTTTTTGTGATAATATAGATATATCACAATCAAGGAGATAAAAATGTTCAATCAATTTCTGGAATATACACAAAAAACAAAAAGTCTTAACACTTATCGTTCTTACAAAAAAGCATTAGAAATCTTTGGGGAATATTGTAATGCCAATAATAAAGATGTTAACAATTTTTCCTTAAAAGATGCTTATCATTTTCAATCTGTTTTATCTGATACTTTATCTCATTCATCGGTTAATTCTTATTGCAGATATTTATCTTCTTGTTTTCAATTTTTACTTGAAAATAATCTTGTTTCAGAAAACCCTTTCTCTCAAATTAAACCACTCAAAGAAGCAAAAAAGATTTTTAAAGTTTTGTCAGAAGAAGAAATTGAAAAGATTTTAGAAGTCAATAAAAAGAATAAAGAAGATATTTTGATTTTCTCTTTATTAACTTTTGCTGGTTTGAGAAGAGATGAATTGGTTAATATTAAGATAAGCGATATTGAAGGTAATAAAATTAAAATTCGTGGTAAAGGCAACAAGGAAAGATATGTTTTTATGAATAAAAGTACTTATGAAAAATTTTTAGATTATATTAAAATTCGTAAACCTGTATCAGAATATCTTTTCTTTTCCCCACAGAGGGGAAAATATACCACAGAAGCAATCCGATTAAAAATTAAATCTTTATGTAATAAAGCAAATGTGGACAGCAATCATGTTACCCCACATACATTAAGAAGGACTTTTGCTACTCGGTTATTGTCGGCTGAAATTAACATTAATGTTATTCAAAAAGCAATGGGACACAGTAACATTAATACAACAATGCGATATGCTCAAATTCGTGATGAATTGTTAGCAAATGCTTTTGAGGTATAAGTGGAAATACAAGAAATAAACTATCCTTACTTTGAAGAAAATGAATTTTTACTTTATTATGGAGATAATTTAGATGAAGCGATAAAATTTTATGAAAAAAAATATAATTCTAAACCAGAAAAAGTTTACTTTGACAGCAGAAAAAAATTAATCATTTTTATATCAGAAGAAATAAATAAAAACATAAGGAGAATTTAAAAATGGAAAACTTTTTGAATGTCCTCTCTGAAAATGCAATGCTTCTTTTGGTCAGCATTCCTCTTATTTTGATTGCCGTTGTCGGTACAGCAATGGACAAAGACCTGCGGGATAAGAATTAAAATGAAAATTGGGGGTGTAACTCAATGGTTAGAGTACCGCTCTTATAAGGCGTTAGTTGTGGGTTCGACTCCCACCACTCCCACTCTATATTAATAACAGAAAGGACTTTTTATATGCCTGAATATGTTTTCAAATGCAATCAATGTAAAAAAGAATTTTCTTTAATATTAAAAATAAATGAACAAAAGAATATAATTTGTCCTTGTTGTAACAGTGCCGATGTATTAAAAAAATATTTTCCTGTATCTGTTCATTATAAAGCAAAAGGATTTACAAAAGGGGTTCAAGATGAAAAATAATTATTTTTTCATAGTCAAATATGCTTGTCCTATTTGTAATGGAAAGGGAAAAATCAAAAACACTGCCTACCGTTCAAATAGTAAAATCTTTAATCAAAAAGAAGTCAAATGTATCAGGTGTAACGGAAAGGGAAATACTTACGATTTTATTCAAAGTTATAGTGAAATTTTAAAAATTAATAAAATGCTTTTAGATGTATAAAATGGTTAATATAGATAAAAAATACTTACTATTTTTATTATTTTTTTAATCGTAATTTGTATTGTCCTTTTTTGTATATAATAAGCAAGTTTTTATTTATATTTTATTGGAAAAAGATTTATTTTTGTTTTTTATTTTGTTTTGTATCTGGTTTGTTATAGAAAATTTAATAAAAAGTTAAATATTTTTTTAATGCTTGACAAAACATCTTTTTTCTGGTAAAAAAATAGGGGGTTTCCCCTATATCTTATTTAAAGGAGAATTTTATCTTGAAAAAAATACTATTTTTTATTTTTTGTTTTTTTATTCCATTATTTTTATTAATTGCTTTTGGTAATTTAGATAAAGGTTCAAATTACAATGTTCACGCCCAATATCCCTATCCCCCACCCGTAACCTCTACTCTTGAAAATAGTGCTAATTGGGAAATGATTTGTGATGGTAACATAGTTCAATCATTTTATTCATATAACAGCAATAATGAAACTGTTTGGAAAGTACAATGTTTTGCTTATGGTGATGGTGAAATAACGCCTACAAGCATGGTAACAGAAACCATTCCATATATAACAGAAATACCTAGTCCAACCCAAACCCAAACATTAAGCCCTACAATTACAAACACCCCAACATTTACCGTAACAGTAACCCAAACACTTTTACCAATAAGTACGGTAACAGAAACCCCACTTCCTCAATTTACATCTACCCCCACCATTTCTACGCCTACTAACCCACCACCTCAAAATTTACCAATTATTATTAATCATAATTCGGTGGATTTGTTTGAACAAATTCCACAACAATATTTAAATCTTGCTTTTCAGACTAGATTTTATTTTGTTGACCAATCTGTGGGTGGTAATATTTATGAGGGAATTAACTGTATGAATGTACCTTATAATAATGCCTTAAATCATTGTAAAAGGTGGAATCACACGGGCGTCCCCTCTTACTCTGTTGACCCTGCTATTTTATATTGGAATGGTTTTTATCCCTCAAATAATGTAACCTATCAGTATTGGGATAATATAGGTGTAAATTGCACAAACAGCATTAATCAGATGTTTGGTTGTTTTCTGAATAGGATAGAAGAGATAAAAGGTCAATATGACATTGTATCTTTTCAAGTTTCTTATTTACAAGTTGATGGTAGTAACAATTGGATTATGAATTATTTCCAAAATATTAATCAATTAGAACAGTGGGAATCTAATAACCCCAATAAAAAAGTAATTTATTGGACTACTTCTTTGTCAAGAGGAATTGGTACACCCATTAGTGAACAGTTCAATAATCAAATGAGGGAATATGCAATTCAAAACAATAAAGTTTTATTTGATGTTGCTGATATTTTAAGCCATGACCCACAAGGTAATCCTTGCTACGATAACAGGGATGGAGTACCTTACACTTTTGGGACTAGAAGCGAAAATTATCCCGATGACGGTTTGAGCATTCCTGCCATTTGTCCGCACTATACAACAGAAGTAGATGGTGGACATTTGGGAAGTGTCAGTGCTGGTAAAATTAGAATAGCCAAAGCCTTTTGGGTTATGCTTGCACAAATGAATGGCTGGAATCCGTAATTTCTAATAAATTTCTAATATAATTCTAACAGAAAGGACTTGACAAATGTAAAAAATAATACTATAATAGAAATGTAAGGTTACTTACAGCAAAATTTTACTAATATTTATTTTGAAAATGATATAAATATAGTAACCTGTTCAAAAAAGGCTTCCAACAGCAAAAAATAAAAAATAGGATTTAGATGATATAATCTAATTTTTATTAAGGAAGCCTGAATATTTTTAAAAAGGATAAAAAAAATGTTCAAAAATACTTTTAATAATTTTGCATTAACTGAAAATGGAGATATTACAAACGCTTCTACTAATAATCCTCTGGTAGATTTGTTTTACTTTGCACCATTAGCAGAGTTATATACAGATAGCGATAGAGAAAGATTAATTAATTTTTTTGAAAAGTCTTGGACTTTTAATGAAAATGATACAATTAAACTTTTATTCTATGTTCGTGATATTTTAGAAGGTGCTGGTAGAAGAAATGTCTTTCGATTCTTAATTAATTATATTTCACAGAAATATCCTCAAAAAATTTCTCATCTGGTAAAATTTATTCCTGAATTTGGGAGATGGGATGATTTATATTCCTTATTTAACACCCCGTTAGAAGAAGTAGCCCTGCAAGTTATCAAAGACGGTATTGATTCTGGGAATGGCTTATGCTTGAAATGGCTTCCAAGAGAAAAGAAGAAAAATCACAAAGCCTTTTTAAAAATTATAAAGTTTTTAAAAGTTTCTCCAAAACAATATCGAAAGTTAATTTTATCCAAAACACCTGTTGTTGTAGAACAGCAGATGTGCAAAAAACAATGGAATGAAATTAATTTTTCTCATGTACCCTCTTTGGCTATGAAAAAATATCGTAGTGCATTTTCTAAAAATGCTAGTGAATTTTTTAGCAAGTTTTTAGAGAATGTTTCAAAGGGTATTGTAAAAATTAATACAAAAGCAATTTACCCTAATGAAATTATCCTGTCTATCTTGCAAAAAATTGAACGCTGGAATAAAGATTATTTATTGAAAGATGAATTTAAAAATGATTTAGGAAATCAAGCACTAAAAGCACAATGGGAAAACTTAAGAGATGCTTTTGAAGGAAAAGAATATAGTATATTAACTATATGTGATGTTTCTGGTTCAATGTATTTTCCTAAACTAGTACCTTTATCTGTTTCAGTAGGACTTTCTATTTATTTTGCAGAAAGAAATAAGGGTAAATTTAATTCTATTTTTGTTACATTTAGTGGAAACCCTGAATTTGTCGTTCTTGATGAAAATTTAGACTTGTTTGAGAAATTGTATAAAGTTATTTCTTCTAATTGGGGATACAATACCAATATTGCAAAAACATTGCAATTGATGTTGCGTCATGCAGTTCATAACAAAATTCCTGATTCTGAAATACCAAAAACACTTTTAATTATATCCGATATGCAATTTGACTCGTACTATGATAATAATAATAATAATTCTGTCCAATATGTTCTTAATAGTTTTGAAGAGTATGGTTATACAAAACCCAATGTTATTTGGTGGAATGTAAATTCTTATAAAAATGTCCCTGTAACAGCACAGGAAGAAGGTGTTGCTATAATTTCTGGATATAATCCAATGGTTGTAAAATGCTTTCTCAATCAGGAAACATATACACCAGAAATTATTGTAAAAAATATTATCAATTCTGAACGATATAAAGACATTTTTGTAAAAAATTAACTGTACATATTAATAAGTGCAGTTAAAATTATACGAAAAAGGTAGTTACCTAAAATAACTACCTTTTTTCTATTGACATTCAATAAAAATTATGATATAATCTAATTGTAAGTTATTTTATAATCTAAAAAAGGAGATTTAAAATGTATTCTTTTTCTCAATTTTTATTTGATACAGTTACAATTTTAGGATGTGGAGTTTCTTTTTTCTTATTTCTTATTTTGATTATGGGATTTCTTACTTCTAATTTAGATATAAGTTATAATAAAAAGAAGTGGCACGATGTAGAATATCGGGATGATGGTTCAATTAAAAGGGCAGTATGGAGAAGAAGAGAATGAATTATATTTATTTTGGAGAAAATCTTTCCATTTTAAAAACACTAAAAAGTGAATCTGTTGACTTAATTTATATAGACCCCCCATTTAATACAGGTAAAATTCAATCAATTCATGGAAATTCTTATAAGGATAAGTTTCAAAGTTTGGATTTATATCTTGATTTTTTGAGAGCAAGAGTAGAAGAATTATATAGAATTTTAAAAGATACAGGTTCTTTCTATTTTCACATTGATTACAGATATGTGCATTATTGCAAAGTGATGATAGATGAAATTTTTGGAATTGAAAATTTTATGAATGAAATTATTTGGGCGTATGATTATGGGGGCAGGAGTAAAAAGAAATGGTCAGCAAAACATGATAATATTTTGTTCTATGTAAAAAATAATAAAAAATATTATTTTAATTATGAAAATGTTGAGCGTTTACCTTATCTAGCACCCAATTTAGTTACACCAGAAAAAAGAGAGCGTGGTAAAACTTATACAGATGTTTGGTGGAATACAATTGTTCACACTACTGGAAAAGAAAGGGTAAATTATCCTACTCAAAAGCCAGTTGAAATAATTAAACGGATTATTAAGGTTTCCTGTCCAGAAGGTGATGTAGTTTTAGATGCCTTCGCTGGAAGTGGTACTACTGGTCAGGCATGTTTAGATTTAGGTGGTACAACAAAATATAAATTTATTTTGATTGATTCAAATGAAGATGCTATCAATGTAATGAGAAAGAGATTTGTAGATTGGGATTATATAGAATGGTATGGGATTATATAAAATGGAAGAAATAAATTTTGATTTTGAAGATTTTGAAAACACACAAGAAGATAAAATTTATGCTATTTTTACAGATGATGTAGAAACTTTAAGTATATTAGATTTAGTATTAGATGATAAAGTAGAAGAATCTTTTGAAAGGATTTATGAATCTTATTGTAAATATAGGTGTAAAAATAAGTTGATTCATTTGTTAGACTTTCATTTAGAAGAAGAACACAATGATTTTTACAGAGAAAAAGATGAAAATGTATTTGCTTTTATAGAAGAAAATCCTAATATGAAAGAGCAATTATATTTTTTTATTTATATGCTAGATAATATTGGTGTTCTTTGTAAGAAGGGTGGAGAAATTGTTTATGTTACAGAAGAAGAGCGGTTTCAAAAAATTATTAATAAATTTTCTAATTATAATGAATCAATTCACTGCCCTGTATGTAATAAAGAAATTAAAGTAAGTATTAAGGATATTAAGAAAAATATTTAAGTGGTAAAATGATGAATAAATTAGAAATAAATAAGATTTATAATATGGATTGTTTGGAAGGGATGAAGTTAATAGATGATGAGTCTATTGATATGGTTTTAACCAGTCCCCCTTATGACGGATTAAGAGATTATGATGGTTTTTATTCTTTTAATTTTGAAGAAATAGCAAAAGAAATTTTTAGAATATTAAAAAGGGGTAGTGTTTTAGTTTGGGTAGTTAGTGATTCTTATGATAAAAATGGTTCTGAAAGTTTGACTTCTTTTAAACAGTGTATTTTTTTTAAAGAAATAGGTTTTAATGTTCATGATACAATGATTTATTATAAAAATTCTTATCCTTTTCCACCTAGAAATAGGTATTATCAGCAATTTGAGTATATGTTTGTTTTAAGTAAAGGAAAACCCAGAACAGTAAATTTGCTAAGACAAAAAACTGTATGGAAGAAAAAAAATAATGAAATCAGTACATATAGAAAGAAAAATGGAAATACTTCTATTTTCAAATATGAAAAAGGAAAAGAATACAGGATTTTAGATAATGTTTGGAGGATAAATACTGGATATATGCGCAGTACAAAAGATAAAATTGCATATAAGCACCCAGCCATATTTCCAGAAGAATTAGTTGAAAAGCATATTTTATCTTGGAGTAATGTAAATGATGTAGTTTTAGACCCATTTCTAGGAAGTGGTACTACAGTTAAAGTTGCAAAACTATTAAATAGAAAATTTATAGGATTTGAAATAAATCAGAATTATTTTGAATTGGCACAGAAAAGAATCAATAATGGAGATTAAAAATGACAGTCAAATGTTCTTGTAAAAGTGAAGATTGCAATATTAAAATCAGAATAGATAGAATGACTTCTGGTATCTGGTTCACAGATAAAGAAGGTAAGGAAACCTTAATGGATTTGGATGCAAACACAATTGTAAAATTGATTACAGAATTAAGAAATTTTTTGATTGAATTGACTAATTTAGAATAAGGAAATTATAAAATGGGAGAAGATAAAAATACTATTTTATTATCTTGTTCTTGTGGATGTTCTCTTTTGAAATTAGAAAGAGATACTCCTGCAAAATTATATTATTTATCTCATTATTTAGATTCTTCATATCAACAAAAAATTTTTTATAATTTATTAAAGGATAAGATTAAATTGATTTGGGCTATTTTATTTGGAAAAGAATATGTATTTTGGGATATGATTTTCACGAAAGAAGATTTAAAGAAACTTTATTCTTTCTTGAAGGAAGATTATAAAGGGTGATTTTTATGAATGTTTATGATAGAGATAATCCTCATCCTTTATATAATAGAGAATGTGAATTAGTTTGGAAAGGTAAATATGATATTTATGGAAATAAGACAAATTTTGACTTTTCACCTAATAATAAATTAAAAAAACATGAAATTTTAAGAAAAAAAGATAATGATTCAAATTTGAATTTTCTATTTTTTTCAGAGAATAGAGATGTTTTGATTAATTTAAAAAAGTATGTTGATAATATTGATTTGATATATATAGACCCCCCTTATAATACTGGTAATAAATTCTATGAAAAGATAAAGATGGGAGATAAAGTTGTTTCAGTAAATTCTTATATTGATAAGTTTAAAGTTGATGAATATTTACAATTTATGTATGAAAGATTATTCTTAATGCACAAGTTATTGAAAGAAATAGACAGTATTTTTGTCCATTTGGATTGGCATATCGGGCATTATGTCAAGATGCTGATGGATGAAATCTTTGGGAAAGATAACTTTCAAAATGAGATTATTTGGTCATATGACCAAGGCGCTAGAGGAAAGGAACGTTTCGCTCGAAAACACGATACGATTTTTTGGTATTCGATGTCAAAATCACATCACTTTTTTGCAGATGAAATTTTGATACCTTATGAAAGTGGAATGACCAAATGGCGATACACAAAAGGCTATCAGGTCGGCAAAGAGATGCCGAAAGGTAAGGTGCCTAGCGATGTATGGGACATAAAATTCAACTCAATGACTGAGAGACTGTACGATACTGAAAAACCTTATGAGTTAATTGAAAAAATTGTTCAGGCGTGTAGCACGCCCAGCATGATTGTTGCTGATTTATTTTGTGGGAGTGGTACAACTTTAGCCGTTGCACAGAAATTAAAAAGAAGATGGATTGGAAGTGATTCTAGTATATCATCTTTTAAAGTTACAAGAAAGAGAATGTATCAATATACTACAAATATAGATACATATATTAATGAAGATTTATTAGACACTATTTTAGAAAATCATTATTTGGAATGTAGTATAGAAGCAAAAGATAATTTAGTTTTTATAAAAATAGATAAATTTATTCCAAAGATTAATGAAAATGTTTCTAAAAAAGATATAGATTATATTAAGAGTTATTTTGAAGAAAACCCCTTTGAATATATAGAATTTTGGGGAATAGATTACAATTATAATGGTGAATTTTTTACTTATGATGATATTATTTTTTCAGATAAAAAGAAAAAAGTATTATCCATCGTTTCAAATAAGGGATTTCCAAAAGAAAAATGTGGTATAATTGCAATTAAAGTAGTAGATATATTTGGAAAAGAAACTATCAAAATTTTGGGAGATTAAAATGATAACATTGGATGAATTTATAAAAAAATATTACCCAATCCCAAAGAAAAAAGACATTGGATATAATTTTTATTTAAAGCATGGTTATAATGAGTATCTTATAAAATATTTTAAAAAAGATTTGGAGCATATAAAAAATATTCTTTTACCACACTATCTTAATTATCTATTAGAAAAAGAAGTAAAAAAACACAAAAATTTAGAAAACTATTTAATAGGAAAAAAGATAGTAAAAAGCAAGCATTTCATTTTTTTATTACAGGGTAAAATTTCAAAAGATACTTATGGGATTTTGTTGAGAAAAATAGAAGATAAATATTTTTGTTTATTTATTAATACAGGAAGCAGAGGGTTTATATTAGACATATTTTCAGATGAAGATATAGAAATTACAGAAGAAGTTTTTAAGTCTTTTAATACTTTTTTGTTAAAATTAAATGAAGGAAGGTAATTAGATTGGAGTATTATAAATGGAAATAAAAAGTTACCCAAAAGTAGTACGATATGACCACTTTCTAATGAAAGATTTGTTAAAGGGAAAAATTATAGTAGAAGAAAAAATAGATGGAAGTCAGTTTTCATTTAAAAAATCGGGAGATGAGATTATATTTAAGAGTAGGGGTGCTATTGTCCCTGCTTACGGGGGAGATAAGTTATTTAGGAAAGCGATAGATTATATACTTACTATTAAAGATAAATTAAATGAAAATTGGACATATCGAGGGGAAGTGCTTTCAAATAATAAACATAATGTATTGCAATATCAGAGAACACCAAAACATAATTTTATTGGGTTTGACATTGAATTAGAAGATAGGACTTTTTTATCTCCAATAGATAAAAAGATGGAATTTGAGCGATTAGATTTTGAAACTGTTCCCCTCTATTTTGAAGGTGAAGTAAATAGCATAGATGAATTGAGAAAATTCCTTGATGGAGAATCTATCTTGGGTGGACAAATAGAGGGCATTGTTATAAAAAATTACAATATAGTTACACAAGCAAACGATATAGCAATGGGAAAACTGGTTAGAGATGAATTTATAGAAGTCCACAAAACAGAATGGGCAAGCGGAGAGAAAGAGGTTGTTAATATTATTGCAGAACAATTTAGAACAGAAGCAAGATGGGAAAAGGCTGTTCAACACTTGAGAGAATTGGGTTTGTTAACATTTACACCAAAAGATATTCCCCTGTTATTGCAAGAAGTTTCAAGAGATGTTTATAATGAGGAAAATGAAACAATTAAGGACTTGCTTTTTAAATACTTTTGGGGTAAAATACATAAAGGAATTACAAAAGGTATTCCAGAATGGTATAAAGAATATCTAAATAAGGATTATGAAAAAAATGAATAATAGTACTTTATATACTATATTTTTTGAGGGACAATATTATTCTTGGTTTTCAGAATTAAAAAGTGGTAATTTTGTTATTGTAGATGAAAACAATGAAGAATATTTTCTTTATATAAATTCTACTTATTTCTTTAAAAGACCAATCATTACTAGAAATCTACCCAAAGAAATTTATCAAATAAAAGAGATATTAAAGAATATTGCCTATAAATTAAAAGAAAATTCTTATCCATATTTTCCAAAAGAATTTTTATCAAAAGAAGATTTGATTAAATTTTGTGAGGAAAATAATTTAATAGTTCAAAGTTATAATATGAAAATTGAAACAGAAGAAATAAGGTCAAAAGAAGAAATTGATTTTGTTTTTATTGGGGAATATAAACCCTATCCAGAAAACATATTTTTTGATTATGAGATTTTGGCTACCCCCAAAAATATCCCTGCTGGTTTAGAATATTATAATAGATGTAGGCTTATCCCTACCAGTATATTAAGTGATTTTAAAAATTATATTTATTTATTATATAAAAAAAATATTAAAAATTTATTTGTTAATGAGAGAAGTAATGTTATAACTATTTATTCAAACAACAGAAATCAGGCTTCTTTAGAAATTAAAATTCCAACCATAGAAGGAAATGACATATTTGATTTGGCTGAAAAAGTAAATTCTTTCTTGGAAGAAAAGAAGAAAGTTATAGAAGAATATTTTACTTATTTACCATGTCCTAGATGTTCTGGGACTGGTATTGTATCTGGTTTGGATAATTATGATGAAAAAATTAATAATACAAAATAGGAGAATAAAAAAGGTGGCTGAATTAATTGATGGAAAATATTTTATATTTCAAATGAGTCAAAAAGTAGAAGAAGAGTTTAAGCAAGAATATAAAGAATTACTTGACAGATTTTTTAAACTAGGAATAGATGTATCGGATTTTGAATTTGAGAATGGGACTATCTCTTATAATAATATTAAATTTTATATAGATAGAAGTACTGATAAATTGTATGCTTATTATAAATATGATACTAGCGAAAAGTATCTTATACATGATTCAAATAGTTTAGAAAAGGCTGTTAAAAAAATTATCAAAAGAATCAAGTTAACAGAAGGAAAGTTTTAAAAAAGGGAATATAATGAAATCTAAAAAACCACGACTTTCTCAACCAAAACAATATACAGCGAGGGATAATTTTAAAACACCTTATTATGCAACGGAGATTTTAATTCCCTATATTCCAAGTTGTAACTTTATCTGGGAGTGTTCTTCTGGGGAAGGGCATATAAGTAAGGTTTTAGTTGATTATGGCTTTAAGGTTTTTGAATCTGATATTTCACATTATATAAATAAGATAGATTTTCTCAAAGAAACTATTGATTTTGAAATTAAAGATTTCGTAATTATTACTAATCCACCCTATTCACTAAAAAAGGAATTTGTCTATAAAGCATTAGAATATAATGTGCCTTTTGCCTTTCTAATATCGGCTGATTATAGTCAATGGTTGATTAATGTTTTAGAAATGGATGGCATAGCAAGAATTACCCCAAAGAAAAGAATAAATTTTATAACACCAAACAGAAGAGAGGGTACAACAAGTTATTTTCATAGTTATTGGTTGACACGATATTTCAAAATACCAGAAAATAAACAGGAAATTTTTGTAGATATAAATACAAAAGGTAGGGTAGAATGAATTTAATTAGAAAATTAAAATCAATTTATTTAATTTTTGTATTTTTATTTATTTTTGTTTTAGATGTTTTCATTAATTTGAATATTCCATTATTTTTGTATATTTTATTGGGTTTTTTTGTTTCTGTTCAATATCTATGTGAAGATGAATTATATAAAGTAAATAAAGGAAAATAGCATGGTTAAAAATGATTTTGTAAGAACACCAGAATATGTTACAAGAATACTACTTAAAAGAGAAAATTTTTTCGGAAGTGTTTTAGAACCCTGCTGTGGTGATGGTGCAATTAGTGAAGTATTGAAAAAAGAACACATGAAAGTATTTTCTTCTGATAAATATAATTATGGTTATGGAAAAGTTATAGATTTATTTGACATAAAGGAAAAATATGACAATATAATTACTAATCCACCTTTTACTCACCAACAATCTGTAAAAAAACACTTGTTAAGTATTGTAAAAGATAAATTAGCCCTGTTGTGGTATATAAAAAATATTGGTAATGAAGTTGAAACAAGAACTTCTGAAAATTTAAAACAATTTATGTTATTACAAGACCTATACAATGGAAAGAAACAAAATTAGGATGGTTATTCGGATGGTATATATGGGAAAAAGGATACAAGGGAGATGTAAAAATTATTAGAGTAAATCCAGAAGAGGTATAATATATGAAAAAAGAGCATTTATGTTACGGTACAGATAAGACATATAGGGAAATACCTTTTAACTATATATTAAATTATCAAAAAAATTATAAGATGGGACGGTTATTAAATTATACACAGGCTTTTGCTGGAATAAGACCCTCTTTAATAAAGAGAATAAAAATGACCTGTCCTATTTGTAAAAGAAGGGTTTGGTCATCTATACAAATGTCAGATGATGCAGATTTATATATTCATACAATTCCACCCCATAAACCTAAAATGTGGTGGAAAAAATCTAAAAGAAAAAAATATAAAAATACATATTAACTTTTGAAGATATATTAGATATAATATTATAAAGGATAGAATAAAATGAAATGGGTAAAATGTAAAGGTGAAAATCGAAAATTACCAATTATTGATGAGATAGTTTTATGTGCAATAAAATTGGAAGATGATACTTTTTATTATATTACAGGAAGAATTAGTAAATTAATTACCTGCAAAAAAAATAATGAATTGGTTACAATTCCAGTATGGGAAGCAGATTCAGAAGATTTTGAAATTTCTTTTGAACCTGACTACTGGTCATATATAGAATCCCCCGAATAATAAAAGGTGTTATTATGACAGCAGAAAAAGAAGATATTTATAATGTTCTAAAAGAAATACAAATCTCCCTAAAAAATACTATGAGGTATCTTATTAAAGATAATTATCGTTGTCCTTTTCAGGATACAGGAAGTGCTTTTAGGGGTAAAGTTTTTACAGTAGTATCATATAGAGAAGATGACCCTGAACAATTATATAATTTTAAATGGGAAAATTTTACTGCTTCTTGGTATAAGGACATAGACAAAAAATTTTATTCAAATGATATTTTTTATAATGAATTATATACGATGAGGAAGGAATGTATTTCTGAAATAAATACAGTTTTTGAGAAATATAGTTTTTTAAGAAATGTTAGTTTGTATTTTTTAGTATATAAAAATATAGTTTTAAAACTTGGAGATTTAAAATCTGTTTTAGAAAAGTATAATTTTATTTTAGATTCTATTATAAGTAATATAAGAATGGGATACCGATATGTTAAGACAGAGTTTGGTAATATTACTTATACCGATTTTATACATAACACAAAAATAGAAATTTTTTACAACGGAGAAAAAATAGATTTATCAAAAGAATTAATTTTTAATATATGGGGGATTTAACAGTGCTAAACAAAATAGACAACAAAGAAATTTTAAACTACATAGAAGAAAATTCTTCTAGTGTTGAAAACGATATTTTAATTATTCATACACAAAAATTACATATTGATAATGATTATGTGGATTTATATGTGCTGGATGAAAATGGTAAAATTAAGATAACAGACTTTGGAGAAACTTTTATGCGAGTAAAGTTTAGGGGAATAAACCCAAAAGAAATTATTGATAAGTTACCCGAAAAAATAAAAAAGAATGGTATTTCTATAAGTGAAGATGAAATTTTTTCTTATGTAGATAATCCCAATATATATTATATCAAAAATATACTTCATACTATAAAAGAAATTAATAAATTAATAAAAAAACAGGAATAATAAAAAATGAAAAGAACTGTTTTAGCACTTGTTTATGTAGATTATGAGGGATTGAATTTATTAGAAATTGGAAATGAAAAATTTATTTTAAGTAAATTTATTGAATATTTTATAAAAATAACAGATTTTAATGAAAAATATAAAGATTTTAATTATTTATCTTTTCCAGATGATTACTATGATAATCCTCTCTCTGAAATTGCTAACATAAAAAACCTTTGTATTAGAGGATATAAAGGTGATAAAATAACTTGTGTATGTAAAAAATACAATTTGAAATTAAATAAACTATTAATAGAAAAAATGAAGGAGTATCAAAATGGAAATGTATGAACCTGCAAGTAAAAAAGATTTGATTTTTATCGGAATTATTGTTTTCCTTATATTTTTATTGACTCTTATTTCTGGATTTTTTATTTATGAAATTGGATTGAGGTATATAATGTGGTTTATTTCCTTTGCTAATTTCTTTTTGTTGATTATATTATTTATTGATTATCTCCACGCAAAAAGAGAATAGTAAAATTGGTACTTGACAATTTATAAATCTTTGATATAATGTAGATAGAAATAAATGCATAACCAAAGGAGTTGTAATGAAAGAAAAAAGAATTGATAAAGTAGATTTAGTTTATAAGTGGCTAATTACTCTATTTATATTATTTTTTAGTTTTATTTTTGGGGAGTTGTATTTTAAAAGTTTAATAGAAAAAATATTAATTTATTTTTTGGGATTTGCTAATTTGTTAACAGTAATAGTTATTTCGGCAGAATATAATTCAAACAAAAACAAATAACAAAGAAAGGAATTTTAAAATGTACGATGACCCTACTCTTTTTATCAAGTTTCGATATGGATATGTGAAAAATTTTCCATTAATTACAGAATGCAAAGTTTATTGGAAAGATAAAATTTTAGAAGGCTATGCTTTTTGTAACAAAAACTTTGATAATCCACAAAAGAAAATTGGTAGAAAGATTGCCTTTAGTAGAGCAATTAAAAATCTACCAAGAGAACATCGGAAGTTTTTGTGGGAACAGTATAAAAAACATTTCTCTGTGTAATCTATAAACCCCCCATAGTTCAAGGGATAGAACAAAAGACTTCTAATCTTTAGGTGCAAGTTCGAATCTTGCTGGGGGGACAAAACCCAGAGAAAATAAAAAAAAATAAAAGGAGTGATTAAAATGTTTAAATTTATGTCCCTTATTGAATTGTTAATTTTTATCTTTCGTGGTACTAAAATTAAAATTACAAAGTTGGATGACAATTAATACTTGACAAAATAGTAATTTATTGTTATAATAATAAAGTCCTCTCTTATAGGGGAAAGGAGTTTTATGAAATATATGAGAAGTTTCTTATACTACTTTCCTAAATATTTTGAGGAAAATTTCATAGAAGATAATACATTTGAAATAGTTACTGCTGGTATAAAAGAAATAGATGTAAAAGTAAAACAAAGGCAAGACTACATAACAATACAAGTTTTTGATAAAGAAAATGATAAATTAATATTTATACTTCAAGATTATTATTGCCCGAATATTGAGAAAGTTACATATAAAACAGAAAACGGTATTACTAAAATAAAGATAGTAGAAAAAGAAATTTCAAAAATACCTGTCATAAAAGAAGAATAAAATAACAATTTTATTTCCTATAAGAGAGGACAAAATGACTAAAAAAACAAAAGAACACAAATTAAACTTATTAGATGCCATTATTGGAATTATTGAAACAATGTTAGAAGTTACCCCCAATCCAGAAAAGCACAACGAAATGTTAAAAGATTTACATAACCTAGATATGCAGAGAGAGCGGGTAAAAAAAGAAAAAGATGAATAATTTAGAATTGCTAGAAATAATAAAAGAAAATTTAAATATAAATATACCTTATATAAAAAATTCTTATAAAAAGGGAGATGCTGTTTTATACTCATCTCCCTTTTGGGATGAAAAGGAAATTCTTTCGGCTATTAATTCTTTACTAAATGGCAAATGGATTTCGAGCGGGGAAAAAGTTCACGCTTTTGAAAGGGAATTTTCAAAAATCAATAATCAAAAATATGCTGTTATGGTTAATAGCGGTAGCAGTGCAAATTTATTATTGATTGCTAGTGTAAAAAAATATTATCAGATAGCAGACAATTCAGAAGTAATCTTGTCAGCAGTGGGTTTTCCTACAACCTATTCAGCAGTTATATTAAATAATCTCAAACCAGTTTTTATAGATATAGAATTTGATACATTAAATTTTAATATTGAAAAAATAGAAGAAAAAATAACAGATAAAACAAAAATTATATTTGTTTCACCCGTATTGGGAAATCCACCAGACTACGATAAATTAGATGAAATTTGCAAAAAATATAATCTTTTATTATTAACAGATTGTTGTGATTCATTGGGTAGCAAATGGGATAATAAATTTCTTCCAGAACTATCTATTGCAAGTAGTTATTCTTTCTATCCAGCACACCACTTCTGCACGGCAGAGGGCGGTGCTATTACATCTAATAATAAAGAAATCATAGATATTGCTAGAAGTATGGCATGGTGGGGTAGGGACTGTTATTGTGTTGGAAGTGCAAATCTGCTTCCTAATGGAACTTGTCAAAACAGATTTTATCCTTATTTAAAGCCTTATTATTCTGAAACAATAGACCATAAATATTATTTTACAAATATTGGTTACAATTTAAAACCATTAGATTTACAGGGTGCTATCGGGTTAGAGCAAATAAAAAAAGGTGAAGAGATTCATTCAAGAAGAATAAATAGTAAGAACACAATTACAAAAATATTTACAGAAAAAATAAAGAATATAAAAAGTCCAAAAGTATTAGGTAAATCTTTTGTATCATGGTTTGGAACACCATTTATTTGTGAAAGTCCGTCAGAAAAAAGAAAACTTGTTTCTTTTTTGGAAAGTAAAAAAATACAAACACGAAACTATTTTGCTGGAAATATATTACTTCATCCTGCATATAGAGAATATGGGAATTATTTAGATTATCCAGAAGCAAATAAAGTATTAGACCTTGTATTTTTTATTGGTGCTTCCCCGCATTATAATAATGATACTTTTGAATATATTAGTGAGGTGCTAGATGAATATATTAGTATTGGGTGATGGTTTATTGGGAAATGAAATTATAAGACAAACTAAATGGAATTATATTTCTAGAAAAAAAGATGGAATAGAAGCAAGAGATTTTAAAACACTTATTCCATTTTTAGAAAAAGAAAATCCTGATGTAATTTTAAATGCAATTGCATATACAAGCACCTATAATATGACAGAAGAGGGAAAAATTTTGCATTGGGATACAAATTATGTATTTGTAATTCATCTGGCAAATTGGTGTAATTCTAAAAATATTAAACTTGTTCAAATTAGCACGGATTACTTGTACGCAAATTCTAAAATAAATGCAAAAGAAACAGATGTACCCGTCCATGCTAATAACTGGTACAGTTATACAAAATTATTATCAGATGCCTATTGTCAATTATTTGAAAAAAATCTTATTATAAGGACTTCTTTTAAGAAAAAGCCTTTTCCTTATAAAAAGGTTTTTCAAATGGTTGGTAATTTTGATTATGTTGATAAGATAGCGACTTTAATTATATGGTTGGTCAAAAAAAATGCAAAAGGTGTTTATAATGTGGGTACAAGAACAAAAAGCATGTATGAATTGGCTAAAAGAACAAATCCAGAATCTTATGAAGAGTTTTTTTTAATCCATGAAAGTATGCCATCAAATATTACAATGAATTTAGATAAGTTAAGAAAGGAATTAAGTATTGACTGGTAAATATAATTTATTTTTTACAATAGGTATCCCTGCTTATTCTATGCGTGGAAAAGGTCATTTTTATCTTGAAAGAGCAATTAGAAGCATTTATGAGCAGTATTATTCTGATAAATATTACGAAATTCTAGTTAGTGATGATTCAGATGATGATATAATTTATAAGGTTTATAAAAGTTGGAAAGATAGAATTAATATTCGATATATAAAGAATGAAAATGATAAGGGTGCTGGAAATAATTTTAACAATTTATTACTTAATGCAAAAGGTGAATATATTAAATTACTTTGTCAAGATGATACATTATTTGATAATAATTCTTTAAATATAATTGAAAAAATTATATTAGATAATAAAAATTATTTTTGGTATGCTTTTGCTTACGCACATATATTAGATAATAAAGTTGAACAGTTTAGAGATTTTCACTACCCATCTTATAATCAAGATATAGTTATTGTAAATACAATTGGTACACCATCTTGCGTTACAATTAGGAATATGTATAAAATTCCTCTATTTGATAATAATCTGAAATACTACTATGATTGTGAATGGTATCATAGACTCGTGGAAAGATATGGTCAACCTTATTTATCTAATGAAATAACAATGAAAAATTATATTAATGGGGAAGAAAGCAGTACAAGTCAAATGACAGCAGAAATTATTGGTAATGATTTAAATTATATATATAGGAAGTATCGTAATGGATAAAATATTAAATGATGTTACACTTGTGGCTATATCTTCTATTGAAATAGAAAAAACTATTAATGCTTTAATTGTATCAACAGATAAATTAAGATTTAAAAAAGTTTTATTTTTAACAGATAAAGAAGTACTTCCCCCCAAGCCAATTGAGATTGTAAAAATAAATCCAATTAATGATATTATGGATTTTAATAGATTTTGTTTTTTTGATTTGGGGGATTATATTGATACAAGCCATGCACTATTGGTACAATATCATGGTTTTGTGATTAATCCTCAATTATGGACAGATGAATGGTTAAATTACGATTATATTGGTGCATTATGGGAAATTAGAGAAGGTTCATATATTGCAGATAACGGGGAAGTAGTTAGGGTAGGGAATGGCGGATTTAGTTTAAGAAGTAGAAAATTGATGCAATTACCTAAAAAATTGGGACTTGAATTAAAAGAAGAAATGGGTTATTATAATGAAGATGGAAACATTTGTTGTTATCATAGAAGCACATTTTTAAAGGAAGGAATAAATTATGCACCAGTAGAAATAGCAAAAAACTTTTCTTTTGAAACACCTGTACCAGAAAATATAGGTATAAAAACTTTTGGATTTCATAGAAATTTGTATCCTAGTAATTTGAATATAAAAATTTGTACAGATAGAAAAGGATAATACTTATGATAACCACTTATTTTACAGGAAATTTAGGAAATGGACTTATACAATATAATTTAATTAGAGAAATAGCACATAGGGCAAATTTAGAATTTGGTTTTACAAAGAGATATTTTTTTGATTATTATGGCGGAAAATTACAATCTGATTTCTTAAATTTAGATTACGGGTATCCTGTTGATATAAATTACGGGGAAACAAAAAACTTTTATATGTGGAGAGAAAAGAAAATTTCAAATTATGTCAATGGTGATTATTATGATTATCATCCTTTTCAAAATGATGTATTTGAAAGTCCGAAAGATAACACTATTTATGTATTTTCCTGCGGTCAAGATGCAAGATATTTTGACATAAATCATCTTAAAGAGTGGAATCAGATAAAAAAAGAAAATGTAGAAAATTATAATAAAGTTTTAGAATATCATAAGATTAATTTAGAAGATGAAAATCTTTGCGTAATCAATGTGAGGGGGGGTGAATATGTATATATTCCTAATTTGATTTTAGATGTTGATTACTGGAAAAAATCAATTGAAATTATGATTGATAAAAATCCAAAAGTTTATTTTGCTGTGGTAACAGATGATGTAGACTATGCCCGTCAAATTTTACCAAAAATGAATGTTTATCACTTTACAATAGGACTCGATTATTATATTATCAATCATGCTAAAAATCTTATTTTATCAAATTCATCTTTTGCAATTATCCCATCCGTTACCAATCCGAATAATCCCTTTATTATTGCACCTAAATACTGGGCTAGATACAATGTAAGTAACGGTTATTGGGCTTCTAGTGATATTTGGACATTTTCAAAATGGGGTTTTAATTTTATGAATAGAGAAGGAAAACTTTTTTCATATTCTGAAAATGGGGAAGAAAAAATTTTATGAGAACATTTTGCAATTTTTTATTTTTCAATGAATTGGATATTCTGGAAATAAAACTGAATGAATTATGGAATACAGTTGATGCTTTTATAATTCAAGAATCTTCTATAACACATTCTGGACTTCCAAAACCACTATATTTTAAAGAAAATTACAAGAGATTTTCAAAATATTTCTCAAAAATTATTCATGTAGAAATTCCATCCGATTACAATTTTTTATCTTATAACGATTTTTCAAATTATTGTGAAGAAAATTATAATTCTATTCTTTTTAAAATAAAAAATAATATAGATAAATCTGACTGGTTTGATAAAAATGTAAATTCTTATTTTAGAGATACATTTGAAAAAGAATATTTAATTTGTAATAATTTCTTTTTTAAAGATAATGATATAATTATTGTTGGAGATTGTGATGAAATTCCTAGAAAAACAGTTATAGAAAATTTGAAAAAAGAAATAGATGATGATGTTGTATACCATTTAGAGCATGATAATTATTGGTATTATTATAACTTAAAAAAATTAAGTGAAAGATGGTTTGGAAATATCGTTACAAAATATAAAAATTTTGAAAAGCATTCATATACTTATTATCGAACATATAAAAATGGAGATTATAAGAGAAGAAATCTGTATAATGCTGGCTGGCATTTTACATATATGGGCGGATTAGATAATATTATTAAAAAAATAAAGTCATGGGGAGAGCAATCGTTAAATAAAGAAAGTATTATTTATAATTTACAACATAGTTTGACAAAGGGAATTTATGAAGGTTTTGATATTTTTGGCAGACCCTCAAAATTTCAATTAGTAGAAATTACACCAGAATCTCATCCTGAATATTTATATTATAACCAAGAAAAATTTATAGAAGGGATATTGAAATGATTGAATATAATGCTTTTTTAGTAAATTTACCAGAACGGGGAGATAGGTTAAGTAAATCAATAGATGAATTGCAAAATTTTGGGATTATCAAAAATTTAATGATTTATCCCGCTATCAAAACCGAAAATGGTGTTATAGGCTGTGCTTTCTCTCATTTGAACATTTTGGGAATTTCCAGTAATGAGAAAGAAAATAAGCATGTATTAATTTTTGAAGATGATGTTAAATTTTTACCTAATGCAAGAGAAAATTTTGAATTAGCATTAAAAGATTTAGAGGAAGTTGAATGGGATATGTTTTATCTTGGGGGAAATATTTGTAATACAATAACACCTGTAACTAAACATCTTGGAAAACTATCTCATGCACAGTCCACCCATGCGTATATGGTTAACAAAAACTTTATATCGAGGCTGTTATTGGAAATACCGAGATATTATGCTACTCCGCTTGATTTAATTTATACAAGCATTATTCCTACAATTAACGCTTTTATTTCCATTCCAGAAATGATAGCCGTTCAAAGACCCTCTTATTCGGATATAGAAAAAAGGGATGTAGAGTATGAATCATGGATGATAGATAGATATAAAAGTCATTTGAAATTACCCCTTGACAAATAAGACATTATATACTATAATCTATATGTTGATGTGATTTTTATTTTACTATGAAGGGAGATAACATGGATGTCAAATTGATTGATTGTATGGGAGATGATTTAAGAGTAGTAAACTGTGCAAGGGTTTCTTTTAACAAATTTGATGATAACAGAAATCCAGAAAAGTTAATCAAATATTTAATGGAACATGACCACATGAGTCCATTTGAGCATGTTGTGTTTACAATAATGGTAGAATGTCCCATTGCAATTGCAAGGCAATTTATGAGGCACAGAACATTTAGTTATTCTGAAATTAGTAGAAGATATACCAGTGAAGATATTAGATTTTATTTACCAGAAAAATTAAGACTACAAAGCAAGATAAATAAGCAAGGAAGTGATTCTTTTCTTGAAGATGATAAAGATGATTTTTTAGGTAAGATAAAATTATTATATGATGAAATATATTCATTATATTATGAAATGATTGAATCTAATATAGCAAGGGAATTGGCAAGGTTTATATTACCTGTTTCTACATATACAAAATTTATATTTACTGGAAAGTTAAGAAACATATTTGATTTTTTAGAATTAAGATTAGCAGAGGATTCTCAATATGAAATAAGAGTAATTTCTAATAAAATCAGTGCAATCATTAAAGAAAAAGTGCCTTTGTGCTATAACGCATGGCAAAATAAAATGGAATCAAAATTTTTATATACGAAAGGAAGAACAATAAAATGGGAGTAAAATCATCACAAGAAAGAAATAATAAAAAATTAAAAATTTTACTTTTTGGAGATGCAGGGGTGGGGAAGACTCATTTTGCTCTGACATCTACCCCCTCTAAAATTTTGGTATTTGATGCCGAAAGTGGTACAGACTTTTTTGAGGGTCGTAAGGGTTTTGATTTTGACTATTGGGTAGATGATGAGGGATTGAAAACTTCATCTATTAAAGAATTAATGAAAGCAATTGAATATCTGGAAAGTCAGGAAGGTCGAAAAAAGTATGAAACATTTGTAATTGACCCCATTTCAGATATTTGGGATAATATTCAATCCCAAAGAGCAGAATATAAGGACATTATTAAATCTAAAAAATCTAGTGAATATAAGAAAAATCCAATCAATGATTTAGATTTAGAGAGTTTTAATCAAAAAGATTGGGCTGATATGAAGCGGGTTTATAAAGATTTGATGCTTTCTCTAAAAAATCTTCCTCAAAATGTTATTTTGGTTGCAAGGGAAAAAGAAATTTCTGAAACAAAACCCGATGGAAGTATTGTTAAAACTGGTGAATATACCTTTGATGCTGAAAAGAATACGAAATATGCCGTTGATTTTATTTTGAGAATGGTTTATGATGATAAAGTCAATAAACGCTGGATTATTGTTCAAAAATCCCGTGCAGATGGCTTGGAAAAGAACAAGAAAATAGAAAATCCTACATTCACCATTTTTGATAAGGTAGTAAATTCTATTGATACATCAAAAGAGGTAAGAAAATCTATTTCTCAAAAGGAAGAAAACATCTTTGAAGAAGAGAATAAAGAAGAAGAGGAAATTGAACAATTGAAAGAAATTGTTATTCAGGTTTGTAAAGAGCATGGTGGAAGTAAAAATCCAGAAGTGATGAAAATTGTTAAGAGTTTTGTGCCAAACGGTAATACAAATTCTATTAAAGACAAAGAAACACTGTTGAAGATTATTGAAATGGTTAATGATTTAGATAGTCAAGATGAAGAAGTAGAGGAATAATGTCATCTTTACCAGAATGCAAAAGGTGTTCACAGTATATTCATCACGGGGAAGTTATCTGCGGGAAGTGTGTTGTGGAAGAAATATATCCTAAAATTAATGAAATTCTATTTTTGGCAAGTTTGAATTTTATACCCGAAAAATATACAAAAGAGCAATGGTATGATGAAAGAATTTCCAAAATATCACAAAAAAGTAAAGAATTAGTGAAGTTTTTAGAAAAGTTTAGAAAAGGATAAAAAAATGAGTCTTAATATTGCTGAACAATTTGTAACATTTTGGGGAATACAAGAAGACAAGGGTAACTATGCTGTCGTAAAGATTAGCAGTAGTAGAAAAGATAAAAAAACTGAAAAATATGTAAATTCCTCGTGGTATGCTAATTTTGTTGGAAGTGCCTATGAAAAACTTAAAGAATTGGGCATTCCAGAAAAAACCAGAATTAAAATTTCTGGTGCTACAATGAAAAAAGAACCTTATCAACAAGATGGTGAAACACTATATCCTAAATTTCCGACTTTGACAGTTTTCAACTTTGAACTTTCAGATGAAAAAGTAAAAACTAAAAGAGTTGAAAAGGCTAGTGATGATAACTTTGAATTAGATAATGAAATTCCTTTCTAGTATAAAAAAGTAAATTAGAGCAGAGAGAGGGAAGTAGCAAAAATACTTCCCTCTTTTTAAAGGAGATTTCTATGAAAAATAATTTACTCGAAAAAGCACTAGAATATGCAAGCATGGGTTTTTATGTTTTTCCATGTAGGGAAAAAGAAATAATATATGGGGATAAAGTTTTTAAAGTAAAATCCCCATATATTGAAGGTGGATTTAAAAATAGTACAATTAATGAGAGGGAAATAATTAATTTTTGGAAGAGATTTCCAGAAGCATGTATAGGAATTGCTTGTGGTAAATCAAATTTATTTGTAATAGATATTGATATAAAAAATAATCGAGATGGTATTAGAAATTTTATGAAACTTGGCATAGATAAAGAGGGTGCTTTAGAAAGTAGAACACCGAGTGGGGGATGGCATATTGTCTTTTCTTCTACAAGAAGTACAAGAACAACAACAAATACAAGATTGGGAATAGATACACGAGGTACAGGTGGATATATTATTGCTCCACCCTCATATATTTACGATGGAAATTCTAAAAAATATTATCTTGCATTGACAAAGTGGGATAAAATTCCAAGAGAAATAACAGAGGAAGAATTAATAAAATTAAATTCTTTAAAAAATTATCAAAAGAAAAAAGAGAACCAAAGATTTTTAAATATAAAAGAAAATTTACCAAAAATTATAAATTCACTTGACAGAATTAAGCATTTATCTGATAATTATCAGGATTGGATTACAATAGGTATGGCACTCTATTCTTTGGGGGATAAAGGTTTAAAATTATGGGATGAATGGAGTAAAAATTCTATAAAATATCAATCTGGTGTTTGTGAAGAAAAATGGAAAACATTTAATCCAGAAGAAATCAGTTTAGGTACAATTTTCTTTTTAGCAAATGAAAGGAGCGAGCATAAATGACATTGAATTTTTCGCCAGAGATTGAAGAGAGTCTATTATCATTAATTATAAAGTATCCTGATTTAATGAATTATATATCTGACCAAGTTTCAGAAGAAGATTTTTATTGGAAACCTTATAGTACATTATTTTCAGTATACTTTTCTTTATATACGGAAGGTAAAGGAATTGATAAAATTACCGTTTTAGATGAATTAGAAAGGAGTGGGGAAATATTAAATATCTACAATACTGAAATATCCGAAACAGAACACGGTATAGAATATATTATTAATAAGGAAGCAGAATTAGAAAATTATGAAACTTATATAAAGATAATAAAAGATAATTCTACAAAAAGAAAAATCTATTATTTATCAAATAGAATAAAAGAAAGAATTAATAATTCTACTACAAAAGAAATTATTGAATATATTGATAAAGAATTAAACGATATTAGTATATTATCGGAAACCAGAAATAATAGTATCACACCTGTAACAGATATACTTGAAGAAACGATTCAGGAAATTGAAAAGGCAAAAAAAGGAAATCGAGAATATTTAGAAACAGGATTAACAGAATTAGACAAGTTAATTGGTGGGTTTTTTAATGAGCAATTAGTTATTGTTGCTGGAAGGCAAGGGGAAGGTAAGAGTGCATTGTTGTTAACCTTTGCGATGAATATTGCTACAAATCCGTTATGGAGTAAAAAAGTAGGAATATTTTCTCTTGAAATGGGAAAAAAGGAATATACTCAAAGGATAATTAGTTTTTTCTCTGGTATTCCTACTTTGCGTATTAGATTGGGTAAAATTTTTGATAGAGAAAAAGAACAATACAAAAAAGCAATTGAAACAATTAGAGGACTTGGTATTTTCTTTGATGATAGCCCTTCTCTTACTATTCCCACTTTGAGGGGAAAGATAAGAAAAATGGTTGAAATGGGTGCTAAAATAATTTTCATTGACCAGTTAGAGCAATTAATCTCATCGAAAGAAAATGAAAATGAATACATCAGAGTAGACAAATTAACCTACCAATTAAAGGGTTTGGCAAGGGAATTTGGAATACCAATAGTTGTAGCACATCAATTGAACAGGTCTATAGAACACAATGAAAGAGAACCAAAACCCTCTGATTTATCACAAGCAGGAGAAAAAGCAACCGATTTGATTTTAATTATTCGGCATAAAAAAGAAGATGCTGTTATCAAAAGTAGCAGAATTTATTGTGTTAAAAATAGAAGTGGTGCATTGGGATATGTTAATGTAAAATTTATTGGTGAAAGTGTAAAATTTATTGATGATGAAAATCCACTAGATGATGAAGATTAGGATTAATTATGAAAAATAACAAGATTTATGTACTTGATTTTTTGTGAAATTTATGGTATAATAGATTATCTTTATTGAAAGGAATTGATTTATGAGTAAAACAAATTTAAAAATAAAATTAGATTTATCAGAATTTTTATTTTCATTTAGCAGTATTAATACATATAAACATTGCCCATACTCTTTTTATTTAATGTATGACAAGAGAGTAAAGAGAGATGGAAATTTTTTTTCTGATTATGGAAATTTTATTCATTCAATAGTTGAAGCCTATTTTAAAGGGGAATTAGATGTATGGGAAATGTCATCTTATTATAAAAATAATTTTTTTAATAATATAAATTATGACCCACCACCCTTATATAATATCTTAAATTCTTATTACAATTCTGGATTAAAATTTTTTGATAATTTTGATTTTGACAAAGACCATTATGAAATTATTAATTCGGAAGAATTTATAAAAGGTACTATAAAGGATTATAAAATTACCATTAAACCAGACCTAGTTTTTAGAAATAAAGAAACTGGTGAAACAATTATTATTGATTTTAAAACTTCTGAAATTTATAAAAATAAAAAACTAGATGAAGATAAATTAAAATCATACAAAGAACAATTATCTATTTATATATATTTTATTAAGAAATTTCTAAATATAGAAATTCAAAAGGGTATGCTTTGGTTTATCAGGAGTAATCAGAAAATAACCTTTGAATATGATGAAAAATACACACTTAATGTTTTAGAAGAATACGAAAAGATTATTAAGAAAATTTATTCTCTTGAAAATATTGAATATAATAATGAGAACGAATTTTATTGTAATTATTTATGTTCAGTAAGAAATAGTTGTCAATACAAGAAACCTATAAAAGATAAGGTAGAAAATGGATAAAAAAGATTATTGCTATGATGTAGAAGTATTTAAAAATTTCTTATGCTTTACTTTTATTAACATTGAAGATGAAAATGAGATTTATACATTCTCTATATCTTGGCAATATGGTATAGACCAAAGAGATGAATTGATAGATTTTATAGAAAATAAAGTAAATTATCTTATTGGGTATAATAATCTTTTTTATGATAGAGAAATTTTATATGAAGTTATAACATATAACAAAAGCAAAGATATTAATTTACATATTTATAATTTTTCTCAAAATATTATATCAGGTAACAGAAATGTTCTTTTTAGTCCTAACAGAAAACTTGTATGGAAAGATATTGATTTAATGAAAATTCCAGCATTTGATAAATTAGGAATTTCACTTAAGGCTGTATCTGTTTCTCTAAAATGGCACAAGATTCAAGACCTTCCATTACCCTATGATAAGCCTATTAAAAAGGAAGAAATAGAAACAATTATTCAATATAATATTAATGATGTTTTAATTACAAGGGAATTGTATAAAAAATTATATCCACAAATTGAATTAAGGATAAAACTATCAGAATTATTTAACGTGGATTTATTGAATGCAAGTGATAGCAAAATTGGAAATGTTATATTGGAAGATTACTATAAAAAACAAGAGCCAGATTTTAACATCCATAAAAAAACAAACAAGGATGTAAATTTTTTTTGGCTTTCAGAATGTATTAGCGATAAAGTAAAATTCAAAACAGAAAAATTAAATAATCTTTTATTAAAATTAAGAGAAACAATATTAGTAAAAGAAAATAAATACAAATATAAAGAAAAAATAACTTTTGCTGGAATTACTTATGAATTGGGCATAGGTGGATTACATTCAGAAGATAATCCAGCAAAGTTTGTTTCATCTGAAAACTATAAAATCATTGATGCAGATGTTACAAGTTATTATCCTAATATTATATTGAATGAAAAGGTCTATCCTTCTCATCTTTCAGAAACATTTTTAGATATTTTAAGGAAGATGACAGAAGAAAGAGTGAAAGCAAAAAAAGAAAAAGATAAACTAAAAGCAGATGCTTTAAAAATTTCCATTAATTCTATATTTGGAAAAATGGGAAGTGAATTATTTTATCTTTACGACCCAAAAGGATTAATTAAGGTTACTGTAAATGGTCAATTATTTTTACTAATGCTAATTGAAGAATTACATCTGAACGAAATACCAGTTATTTCAGCAAATACCGATGGCATTGTTTCTTATGTTAATAAGGATAAGATAGATGATTATTATCGAATATGTAAAGAATGGGAAAGCAAGACTAAATTATCCCTAGAATTTACGGAATATAAGTTATATGTTAGAACAGATGTCAACAATTATATTACATTAAAGGTAGATGGTGAAGTAAAAGAAAAAGGTAGATTTATGACAGATATTGAAATCAATAAAGCATACAGTTTTCCAGTGGTTTCTGATGCACTATTTTTCTATTACATGAAAGACATTCCTGTAATAGATACTATTAAAAAGGAAAGAGATATACTTAATTTTTGTTTTTCTCAAAAGGCTGGTGATAAATTTGATTTTGTGTATAGAACAGAAGAAGGCAATGACATACCTCTTCAAAAAACAAACAGGTGTTATATCTCTAATGCTGGTGGGAAATTAGTTAAAATAAATAGAGAAAACGGAAATCAAATAGGTGTTTATGTTTCAAATTATGTAAGAATTTTGAACGATTACGACAAAAATATTCCATTTGAGGAATATGATGTAAATTATGACTTTTATGTGGAAGAAGCCGAAAAGTATATTAGGGAAATAAAAGAAATAGAAGATGAAATTGCTATACAGAAAGAGAAATTATTAGAGGAAAAGAATGAAGATGAAGATAATGAATATTCGACAATACCTGAAAATTTAAAAAATTTAAAAATTAAAAATATAGAGTTTGGTAAATCTAAATATTTCTATTCTTATGATAAAAATGAAAGTGTAATATATATGGGATTGGCTGGAATAAAATTTATTACACCACAGGTAGCAAAGGAATTATATAAATTATATACCAAAAAATACAATAGTTTTTTAGATTTATTAATAGATTTATCAGAATTAAAAATCACAAATAAGCAATTAGAAATTTTGATTTATCTTGACTTTTTTAAAACATTTGGAAAAAATGGAAAACTTCATAAAATTTTCAAAGAATTTACAGAAGGAAAATTTAAATATTCTAAAAATCACAAAGAAGAAACTAGAATAAAAAGATATAAAGAATTAATTAATTTTGAAAAATATACAAAAGACACCAGAATACCTATTTTTCAAAATATAATTTTTCAAAAAGAAAATTTAGGAATGGTTTATACATTATTTGAAGAATTAGATAAAAGAATAACTATTGTCGAAAATGTTGATTTAAGATATACTCCACGAATTGATTTATATTCTCTAAATAATGGAAAAAGAATTACTGTAAAAGTTAATAAAAAATTATTTGAATCACAACCATTGGTTAATGGCGATATAATTTTTGCAAAAAACTTTGAAAAAAGAAAGGCTTATGTATATAAAAATAATCAATATATTGAAACAGAGCAAGATGAGTGGTGGCTTTCTAATTATGAAAGAATAGAAAATTCATTTGATAGATATATAGGAGATAATGAATGAAAAGAAGAAAATCCTTTTTTGAAAATAAATATATTGAAAATTACCTTATAAGAATTGAAAGGCAAGATATATTTGTTAATTATACTCATAAGGGCATAATGGAAAGAACTGTCAGGATAGATAATCCGTGTATTTTAACTATTATTATTTCTCCGAACTGATAAGGAAGGATAAAATGAAAACTTATAAACTTGTTCAAAAAGTACTAAATTCAGAAAATAATACTATTCAATATAGAATTATTATGACTAATCTAACATGGGAAGAAGCAAAAAAAGCAAGGAAAGAAGTCAAAAATAGTATAATCGTTCAAGAAAATAGTAATAATTATAATATTCACATGAAAGTAACAAGGCTTGGAGAATAATATGACCATAAAACTTGTATTACTTATATCTGGAAAAGCAGGGGTTGGAAAAGATTTTATATCTGATAAAATTATTGAATATTCCAAAAATGTTAATCCAGAAATAAAAATACTAAAAATTGCTTATGCAGACTTATTAAAATTCTATCTTTTAAAATATTTTAATTGGGATGGTCAAAAGAATTTAGAAGGGAGAAAATTACTTCAACACATTGGTACAGATGTTATTAGAAAAAAATATAAAAATTATTGGGTAAAGCATGTTTATAGAACTATAAAAGCCCTCGATAATTTTTTTGATATGGCAATTGTAACAGATTGCAGATTTTATAATGAAATTAATTTCTGGAAAGATAAAAATATTCCAATTATTACTTTAAGAATAGATGGTCAAAGTACTTTACTGGATTCTGAATTAAAATCTCATTCTTCTGAAACAGAACTAGATAATTATAATTTTGATATTTATTATTATAATCATAAAAATAATAATTTGATATTGAAAGAATTTTTGTACGATTTATATTTTAATTATATTAGTAAATTCTTATTAACAAAAAATTAACATAAAATAACTTGACAAAGTTTTAAATAATATTATAATTAAAAATTATCCTCGAAAGGATTTAAAATGGAAAATATTATTGGTAATAAAAATCAATTTACGAGTAATCCAGAAGGAAAAAGAGTTACACTTATTTTGATTTATGAAAATCATCGTGAATCTTATAGTTTACCCCCATTTATAGCAAGAATGATTTTAGAAATGAATAGCAATTTAGACCCAAGACCAATCAGGGCAAAAATTATTTGGGACAATCTTTTAGATAATTGGCATTAAAAAATTAATAAAAAAATATTCTCAATTCAGAATGTTGAATTGAGTTTTATATATCATTTTGGAGAGGAGAAATAATATGAGTTTTAGTGATAGTATTATGGAATTGAGATACTCGTGGAAAAAGGCGGATGGTACGCTGGAAACATGGAATGATATTGTTGCGAGAGTAGTGGATAATGTTTTCTCTGTGGTTGATTTCTCAAACAAAAAAGAAACAACAGATGAATTAAAAAGAATTATGAGGGAAAGAAAGTTTATTGCTGGTGGAAGATTTTTAGCACAGGCTGGTAGAGAATATCATCAGGTAAATAATTGTTTCCTTTTGCGTGCAGAGGATACCAGAGAAGGATGGGGGGATTTATTGAGAAAAACGACTCTTGCCTTAATGAGTGGTGGTGGCATAGGTATTGATTATAGTCAATTAAGACCAGAAGGAAGTCCTTTAAAAAGGAGTGGGGGACATTCGGCGGGAGCATTACCTCTTATGAAAGCGGTAAATGAAGTTGGTAGGGGGGTGATGGCTGGTGGAAAAAGGCGTTGCTTACCAAAGGGTACACTTGTAGATACTGAATTAGGACTAATACCCATTGAAGAAGTTGAAATTGGTACAAAAGTAAAAACAGTAGCGGGTTATAAAAGAGTTACTGGAAAATTGAATCAAGGCATTCAAAAAACTATCAATATAAATACTGAAATGGGTTTTTTAGAATGTACTCCAAACCATAGGGTAGCAGTTTTTAATGCTATTGACAAATATATTTTCAAAAGAGCAGATGAATTAAAAGAAAAAGATAAATTGGTTTTCTTTCAAAATATTTCAGAATTTAAAGAAAACGAAATTAAAATTATCATTAAGGGTAGAAATATAAAGATAGATAATGATATGGCATGGCTTTTGGGATATTTTTTTGAAAATGGAAAATATTTCAATGCAAACAAAAATAATAAAGAAAAAATTGTAATATCATATTCAAATAATTTTCCCGATATAAAAGAAAGTATAATTAATATAATTGATAAATTTAAAGCAAATTATACAATAAATAATTATGAAGATTATTCAGATATAGAAATTTACTCCTCAATTTTAGTAGAATTTTTAAGTCAATTTAAGCAAGGGGAAAATATAATTATTCCAGAATTTATATTAAGAGGAAGCATTTCCATTCGTTCAAATTTTGTTGCGGGGATTTTTGATGCTGTTGGTCATTTTTTCATACCTATCCTTTTAGCAAGGGCTAATGAAATAAACTTTATTCTTCAAGTCCAAAATATTCTTTCTTCATTGGGTATATCTACTGTATTAAAAAGTAGAAAAACAAACAGGGGTTTAGAAGATGTATATGAAATCAAAATAAATAATCAAAAGCAATTATTAAAAGCAGAAAAACTCATATTTAAAAATTCTTTAAAATATAGACGCCCTCGTTTAAAAATGAAATCTTTCTATACTTTTCCATTTAGTCTTATAGAAAAATCAAACATACCAAAAATTTATTTTAAAAATAAAAATTTTGAATATAGTACAGAATATATAGAAAAGATACAAAAAAGAGAATTAGAAATTTTACCTGTTTCCGTTTTATCTATTGAAGAAGGAAGAAATGCAGAAACATGGGATTTAGAAGTAGAGGGGGAAGAATTTATTACAAACGGTTTTGTTGTCCATAATTCGGCAATATGGGCTGGTTTAGCATGGAATCATGGTGATATAGAAAACTTTATTACAATGAAAAACTGGATTCCAGAAGTAAGAAAACTAAAAGAAAAAGATTTTGATTTCCCTGCTACAATGGATATGACTAATATATCCGTCATTTTAGATAAAGAATTTTTTAATGCGTATGAAAACGAAAATCATCCCCTTCATCAGAAAGCCCAAAATGTATACTGGAAAGTTATAGAGAGGATGACTAAAACTGGTGAACCAGCATTTAGTGTTGATTATGAAAATAAGAACGAATCATTAAGGAATGCCTGTACAGAAATTGTATCAGAGGATGATTCTGATGTATGCTGTCTGGGTAGTATCAACATGGGAAGAATTGAAAGTTTGGAAGAAATGAAACTGGTAACAGAACTTGCACAATTATTTCTGATTGTTGGTACAGAATACAGTGATGTCCCTTATGAAAAAGTTAAAGAAGTCAAAGAAAAAAATAGAAGGACAGGACTTGGCTTAATGGGATTACACGAATGGCTTATCAAACACGGTTACAGATATGAAGAAAACGATGAACTTGCACAATATCTTCAGGTTTGGAAAGATGTTTCTGATGAAAGTGCTAAAAAATGGGCAGATATTCTTAACTTTGCTACACCTATAAAAAAGCGTGCAATTGCCCCAAACGGTACAATTAGTATTGTTGGTGGACAAACTACGGGTGGAATAGAACCGATTTTTTCTCTTGCTTACCAGAGAAGATACCTTACTCCTGATGGATGGAAAAAACAATATGTAGCAGATTTCGTGGCAGAAAGACTTTATAGAGAGGGTTATAACATTGATAAAATAGAAGATTCTTATGATTTATCAATTGATGTTGAAAGAAGAATAAGATTTCAAGCATTTGTGCAGAGATATGTAGATAATGCAATTTCTTCAACAATTAACTTACCTGCTTATGGACTTTTTGGAAACGATGATTTTCGTAAATTTGGGGAAATATTATATAAATATCTTCCCAATTTAAGAGGAATTACTACATATCCAGACGGGGCTAGGGGTGGACAACCCTTAACCCAAGTAGATTTCAAATTTGCCCTTTCTAGACAGGGTGTAGTATTTGAAGGCAATGAAGAATGTGTAGAAGGTGTTTGTGGACTTTAAGATATAATAAGGAAGGAATATTATGATAAAAATAATAATAAAGTATTTTAAAAAAGATACAAATAAATTGGAGAAAATAGATAAAGGTGATTGGATTGATTTATTTGTTTCGGAAGATATTGAGATGAATGCTGGTGAATTTCTATTGATACCACTTGGTGTAGCAATGGAATTACCAGAAGGATATGAAGCCCATGTAGCACCTAGAAGTAGTACATTTAAAAAATATGGATTAATTCAAGTTAATAGTATTGGCATTATTGATGAATCCTACAAGGGAGATGATGACCAATGGTACTTTCCCGTCCTCGCTACACGAGATGTCAGCATTCCAAAAAATAGCCGTATTTGTCAATTTAGAATTATTGAAAAACAACCAGAAGTAGAATTTCAAGAAGTAGAATTTTTACAAAATAAAAATAGGGGTGGTTTCGGAAGTACTGGAATTTAGTATAAAAAAAGTCAAGAGTAAACCTCTTGACTTTTTTTATAATATGGTTATAATATATATATAAGTCATCTTATACTCGAAAGGAGTAAATAACATGAGTAATAAGAAGTGTATGTGGAAAACAAAAGAAGATACAGATTATTTTTATATTTACTATGATACTTCTTGTGGTAAAAAAGTAGAAGAAGATGATATTTTATGTGACTTAGATGAATTTAAATATTGTCCGTTTTGTGGAAAACCTCTTGAAATATTACCAAAAGGAAATTGAGATGTTTGAAATAGATTATGATTATTTTGAAGATTCTTTTGATAATGAATATTCTGATAAATCAAAAAAATTTTTAGATTCACTCGATATTGAAAATAAAAATGGTTATTTTGATTTGAAGGTAAATTTACCAGATGGGGAAACAAATATTTATAAATTGAGATTAATTGTAAATGTTAATTATCTTCTAATGTATAAATGTCCCCACTGCGGATATGTAATAAGTGATTATATGAATGATGTTATTTCTAAATATTCGGAAGATAACAGGAGAAAATTAGAAACTTCATGCAAATATATATTTGAGAAAATTGTTCAGCATCAAGAAAAATGTTTTCCTCTTTTAGATAATAAAAAAGCAATACAGGTTTTAGTGAACTACCCCCACCTATAGAGGTGTGGGCTTCGTGGTCAATACTCCTATCGGAGCAAGTTTACCCACGCTCTAAGGGCTGTTCCTTCCCCAGTTTTACCAATTACATGGCTAACTTTAGCAAGTTCTTACTTGCATTTATATCTCTATCATGTATAGCACCGCAATTTGGACATATCCATTCCCTTAGTGCTAAATTCTTTACATCAGGATTTTTATATCCACATTCACTGCATATTTGACTTGAAGCATAAGACTGTGGGGCTATTATTATTTCTCTCCCATACCAATTTACTTTGTATTCTAACATCCTTCTAAACTCTGCCCAAGATACTTCGCTTATTGCTTTTGCTAAATGTCTATTTTGTTGCATATTCTTTACCTTCAAGTCCTCTAAAACTATAACTTGGTTTTCGTTTATAATTTTAGAGGATAATTTGTGTAGAAAATCTTTTCTTTGATTCATTATTTTTTCATGTAGTTTTGCAAGGTGTAACCTTGTTTTTTCATAGTTTTTGCTATACTTTTGTTTCCTTGATAAATCCCTTTGTACCTTTTTTATCTTCTTTTCAGTTCGTCTTAACCATTTAGGATTTTCTATCTTCGTTCCATCCGATAGAACTAAAAAATCCTTTAAGCCTAAATCTATTCCTACTTTTTTATCTACATTAGGTAGTTTTTCTATTTCAATTTCTACAAGTATAGAAGCATAATATTTATCCGTAGGCGTTTTTGATATTGTTACTGATTTTATTTTACCTTCAAATAATCTATGTTGTTTTACTTTTATCATAGCCTTTAGCTTTGGTATTTTAAGATACCCATCTATAAGTGCTACTGTGCCATTTTGGTTATTTGTTGTATAGGATTGATACCCTCTTTTTTTCTTGAACTTTGGGAAACCTACCTTTTTATCTCTAAAAAAGTTTTTATATGCCTTTTCTAAGTTAAGTTGTGCATTAGCAAGAGCAAGGCTATCTACTTCCTTTAGAAACGAATATTCTTTTTTGTATTGTGCAGGTGTATTCTTTAGCATTTTTTCTGTTTGTTTGTAATGTTCTATTTTATCATTAAGCATTTTGTTGTATATAAATCTTACACAACCAAATACTTTAGCAAAATATTCTTGTTGTTCTTTTGTTGGATATATTCTATATTTATAGGCTTTTAACAAGATTACACCTCCTTTCCTTGACTTTCTATATATTTTTTGATTACTTCAATTGATACACCACCAGTTGTTAGCAAGCAATAACTTCTTGACCAAAAATATTCTTTCCAAAGTTGTTGCTTGATTTCAGGAAATTCTTTTTTTATAAGCCTTGATGAAGCACTTTTATAAGCGTTTATAAACTTAGACATTTCTGTGTTAGGATGTGCTTTGAATAATATATGAATATGGTCTTTATCATGATTCCATTCTTGTAATGTTATATTATAATTACCTTGTACTTTCTCAAAAATTTCTTTCAATCTATTGGATATATTATTATCTATTACTTTTCTTCTATATTTAATTACCAAAACAAGATGATAATACAACAAGAACACTGAATGATTATTATTGTCTAATTCCATTTATATTTCTCAACTCCTTTCTCTATTACTGATTATACCATAAAGGAAGAAGTTGTCAAATAGCATTCATCACCCACTTATAGAAGTGGACGACTTCTGCCGCTGATTAGGTTAAAAAATGACCAGAGTGATGTAGCAAAAGCAATTGCTGTATTGGCAAAAGTAATAATGGAAAAAAAATAAAAAAATAGTAAAAAAAATAGGGTAGACTTTTTATAAATCTACCCTATTTTTAAATTAATTTAATTTATCAAAGAATAAAGAATTATCATATATAAGTGCTGACCAGAGATTATCATCCCCCTTTATCCAAACCCTTTTTTCGTTTTCAATATATATATCTACAAGTTTTATGATTTCATTTATTTGTCGTGTTTTTACAATTTTTCCATAAGGAATTTCTCTTGCATAAACAGGTTTTAAAACCTTGAGAGATATATTTGTTTGAATACTTTGCTCTGGTGTTTCAATTGAACTACCAGAAGTTTGTTCTTGATTTTCTTCTGGTTTTTGAATAGTTATTCCAGCGTATTTATATAAATCTTCTAATGAGCCATTAAAGTAATTTCCATCTAATTGCTTACTTTCAGCACCAAATTTTATACCGTCAAGCCTGTCAGTAAATTGCCAAAAAGTCCATGTTTTCCATTTTGTAAGATTTTTGATATTTCTTTCCATAATTTCTTGACTTGTATAAGAAGCAATCCACAAATCTGTTTCGTATAATGGACTATTTGATGGAGCATATTTACTCCAAAAATAAGCACCAGTATAAATGATTAATTTTTTATCAGTTAAAGATTTAAATTCTCTATAAAATTCAACTGCAAAATTGTGTGCATTACTGGGTACAGTACCCCAATATTCAAAATCAAGAACTGCTGGTAATTCCCCCGAATCTTCTTTTAGTAATGACCAGAAAATTTTTGCCTGTGTTTTAGGGCTTCTATCCCATGTCAGAAAATGATATGCACCCCTCAAAAGCCCTGCTCTTTTTGCACTATCCCAATTATAAATAAAATCCCTATCCATAAAATCTCTTTGGGAAGCCTTGATAAAAGCAAATCTCACACCTTCTTCATAACTTTTATTAAAATTCATTTTTTGTGGTGTACTTATATTGTCTTGCCAAAGAGATACATCTATACCTAATACATAACTCATTATATTCACTCCTTATCATCCTAAACCATATACCGATATTGATGTGCCATTTGCAAAAGTACCAGAACTGTTAGTACCCATTCTTATTCTAGTAACAGCACTTGTGTTATTCCATGTACCAGAACTAATGTGCATCATTAAAGAATTTCTTGCATAGAAAGTTGTCATACCGATTGCAGTCTTATAAGAATTAGTATCCCTATAATTGGGAATATAAATCATAAAAGGAACGGGATATTCATCGGCATAAAGACTTGAACTCATCATTGCAGTATCTATAGCACCAAAATTATTATAAACTAGAAACCAATTAGTGGAAGGATACCATCTTAACCAGTCAACGCTAATATAATTTGCACTGTTATTATCTAAATTAAATTCAGTGGTTATACTTACTGCTGACGCCTGCCTATTTATTGACTTTGCACTACCTATAATTAATAAATTATTGTATGTTTGGGGTACATTAAAATCAAAAATTCCAGAACCACTAAAAGTAGTAATTGTGCTGAATCTATTTCTTATAGTATTCATGCTACCAGAAATAGAACTAGCATTGTTGTAATATCCATTAAGTGTATTATTAATGGAAGATATAGAACCAGAAATGGCACTTTGTAAATTTGAAATTGAACCACTAACCCAATTAGACCATGTATCTATTTTAGTCATATTACTATTACTAGAACCAGCAATATCACTTACAAATGTAGAAAATAACTGATTGGAATCAGCAATTAAATCATATAACTTTAATCCGAGTCTTGGTGTATTTGTGGGCATATCTCACCTCATTTCAATCCATAAAAACTTATTCTGCTATTATTAATAAATCCGATTCTTTGAGAACCATAACCCAATCCAAACATTCTAATCCTAGTAATAGGACTATTGTTTCGCCATGTACCACCCTGAATACTAACTCTATAGGTAGATGGTGTAAAGAAGAAATTAAACCCAAAACCACTTTTAGGTGTATTAGACCTGTAATTAGGTACTATTGCAAAGATGGGGGTATAATTATCGGTATTGTATTGATTACCTGCTACACTTCCAACCAAAACCTCACCCCTTGTATAGGGTGTAAAAAATGTTACTAATTGTCTTTGAAATTGGACTGAAACATAGTTTTGAACACTTGCATCACCATTAAAATCAAGACCAACATCTACATTTGTATTTTCAAGACTCGATACACCTGCACCGCATTTAGCCATTCCCAAAATCAACAAATGATTATATGTTTGGGGTACTTGAAAATCAATTGTCTGACAACCGCTTGCTACAAAATCATACAGTAATGAAATATCTAAATTTAATGAAGCCAAAGCACTTGCTTGATTTAAGATAGAAGCGGATAAAACATTTATAGAATTATTAATTGTATTTAAAGAACCCGTTATATTGTTTGCTAAATTCTGTATAGAACCCGTAATGCTTTGACTCCATTGACTAATTTTCACAGTATTTCCACTTAAAGAACCAGTTATATCATTTATTAATGTAGAAAAATTTAGAGATGAATCGGAAGTTAAATTATATACTTTTAATCCTAAATTAGGTGTATTTGTAGGCATGATTCACCTCACTTGATTCCATATAAAGTTAATTTTGAATTTTCACTAAATGTAACTGTTGTACCCGTATTCCTAATATAATTAGTAAAAGTCAAACTGTTTATAGCCGTTGTACTCATCCAAGTACCACCACACAAAACAATCCTAAATTCTGGTGGATTAAGCGGAGAAGCACTTGTTTGGTATGTTATACCACCAGTAAAACTCATAACGGGTCTACCACTTAAAGTAATTGTGTCCCTGTAATTGGGAATAAAAATAAAGACGGGAAAACCATTTCTTCTTACATTTGCTTGAATATCCATAGCATAAGGTATATCTCCAACGGTCATCCTGTCAGTATAACTACCAGAAAGATTTTCAATATAAAATGGAGATACAGTACTGTATGCCATATCATATCTTGCACTATAATAATTACTACCACTTGTAACACCATTCATGGCTACTTTCATATCTACAGGTGAAGCAGATGTATTTTGCTTTCCCACCAGCCCAACAACAAATAAATGTTTATAAGTATTAGGAATACTCTGAAAATCATAGTTAGTTACTGAACCAGATTGAGTAGCAATCGGGACAAACCTATCCATCATAAGGTTAACCATGCTACCATTAACAGAAATAGAACCACCAATGCTATTTAATAAACTATTAAATGTATTTTTATAAGTATTAAAATAAGAAAGAATATCCGCTAATCCTAGAAAGACATTGAAATCAAAATTATCAATATCTAGCATGGCACTTGTTAAAGTACCTGCCAATAAATCACGATAACTTGAGAAACTTATATCTCCATCACGATTTATATCATAATTAAATAAATTTAAATTATATAATTGTTGAGTAAATTGAAGAGGGTTAATCGTTGTCATGGTTGCGTATCCTTAAATACTACAAGAAAAGAAGAAGCATTGATATATGGATTTAAATCACTACCGCTAATTGCTGGTGGTAAACTTCCAGAATAAACATATAAAGAAGATAAGGTTTGATTATATAAGGTTGACATTAGTAAAGGGTCATAAAAAATAATACTTCCTGTTCTAATAATTGGTACATTATTATAAATATATATATTTTTTTCTACTACTAAACTATTCATATTATATTCCTTTTACAATTGTAATAATTCCCTGTGCTGGAATAACGACAACATTATTCGGAAAAACAATTTTAGGTTGATGAGTATATTTTCCAGATAAATTCTTTGTATCTGTATTTGATAAATAAACTTCAAAAGTATTTGTATTTACAATGCTTCCAGTTTTTGTTATCAAAGGAAAATCTGTACCATAAGGAGATAATCCCCAATAACAAGTAGCACTAGATAAGTTGATAGGATTATTATTAGAATCCAAACATATAAATTTAAGTGTATAGGTTGTACCACCTATAAAAAATATTTCTTTTAAACTATTAACTGTTTCAAAAGTTATATATCCCATTTTAAACTCCATTACGAAAGATTTACAAATTCAAGCAAAATTTTATCCTCTGCATCTAATGTATCATAAAAATTAATTACATTCGGTGAAACTTGCTCATAGGTAAAATTAGGTACTTGTGTAATTCCATTGATATAAACCCTCAATGAACCCATTAACATAGAAGAACCAGATAGAACATATTGATTTCCAGTAAAACCACTTATATCTAACAGGGTTGTAATGCTTTGACCTTGCTGAATACCAGCACCCCCGATAAAAATACCGTTTCTAAAAAATAGATAACCACCACCTACCAAAACTAAATCTAAATCTCTACCAACCTGACTACCAGCGTATATAATTGGATTTCTTAAGGTTAAACCCGTATTATCTAGGTAAAAATTCTCTTCACCTGTATTTGTATTTATATTTCTAATAATCAATTTGTCAGAAGCGGTTATTCTCCCTGCTAAATTATTAGCAATCAAACCATAGTCTATTTTACTTCCAGTTGTTACTACCCTACCAATAACCATCGGTTTTGTGTCAAACCAATCTCCCCACTTTTCAGAATTAAAAGAAATATTTGAATCGTTTTTTATACTCTGACCTAAAAAGTCAGTTAAAACAAAACTAGAATTATCTATTCTTTGTTTGTTACTAATAATTAATTCAAAATCATCAGGGTTTTCATAACTAAAAGAATACTCTAATAATGTAGCATCAATAAAATATCCCTCACCGCTATCTATTGTTAGTTGTCCACCCAATTCTAATTGGTCAATAAAAGATTGATATTCTTTTAATGCTAAAAAGTTGACCGCATTTATTGTAATTTCATATCTAGGTACAGATAATTTAGCAAGCATCTTTACTGAATCATTATACAATTCTTTCCCTTGCTGTTCTATCTCTTGTGGTGTCATTATATCTGTTACAATAATGTTTTCGTTTTTATAAGTATTTTCAAAGATAAAATTACTTAATTCTAAACGATATGCACTTGGGAAATTAATAGGATTATCAATAGATAAATCATTATTTATTGTAACAATAATACTTAATAAATTATTAATTTCACCCTCTTTTACTGCTATAAGATTATTTTGATTATTAATTGTATTTGTTATAGATAGAATCTGTGCATCAACATCAGTGGTGTCTAATCCCTGCTGTAATCTAACTGCCCTTACTTGCTCTAACGCTGTTTTGTTTGCAAGATATTCTTCTAATTCTGCCTTCAATACGAGTAATTCATTTTGCTTTATATTTAAATTAGTTACATGAACACTATATACAGGAATATAAGAATTTACTTTTGCTTCCCAAGCATCTATTAAAGAAATTAAATTGGGACTCATCCAATTTGTATTCTTATAATATGTAAAATTATAAATTGCATTTGTACCCAAAGGATTAACACCACGAATATCTAAATCACCCCCACCGTAACAATACATACAAGTTGTAATTTCCTCGCTAACTTGAACAGATGATTTACTCTTAATGAGATTTTCAAAAGATAAAAATATATCTGTTTCTGTAATCTGTTTTTGAGAAGAAATTGCCGATATTTTCTTATTCATTATATCAAAATAAAATATACAATCATAAGCACGGGAAGCATCGGTAGTTATAAAATTATAATAATTATTATCAGAAATATCAAAACTTCTGTATATATTATACAAATCTTCATCTACCACTCCGACCCCCCAAGTGGGATTATCACGCAGTATCTTTCCCACTATGGTATCAGAATCACTAGGATTCTCTGGATTAAACAGTCTAAATGTTCCACTCAATAAAATTATCTTTTTATTAATCAATTCTGTTTCATAACTGTAACAAGTAACACTTTTAATTGGGACACTTCCATCAAATTCATCTTCTACTTCTACGATAATAAAATATCCCAAGTTTTCTATTTTTACCAATCTTTTACTCTCAACATAATCGAATGCTTCTATATATTGATTATCTATAAATTTTGGTATTTTAAAACTAAATTCACTTTGGGCATTCCATCTCAAAGATAATTTAGTATCATAAATCATATTAATAGAATATAATTCATCTTGATTAGGATTACATAAAGTGAAAGAAGGTCTTTCTTGATAATTGAAATAATCAAATTGAAAAACTCCCATAATTAACCACCTAATCTTCTAGCAAACTGATAACTCATGGATATAGAAGTAATGTTTCCCTGAAAAATCAAACGATTTCCCATCGGAATAAGTCTTAAAAAGTTTTTATTGAAATTTTTTAATCTTTTAAAACCACTGTTTGAAGTAATAATTCCTAACTCATTATCAACAATAATGTTTTCATAAGGATTTAAATCTGTAAACTGAAAGATACGATTATTGTCTGAAACATTTATAATTCTCGCTAAACCATTTGTAACACCATTCATATTGATTGTTATTTGAGGATATAAGTATCCCTGATAATGAGAATCATTATAAAAATCAGTAGTAGAATCTACATAAGAACCAGAAAAAGTATATAAAATAGTTTGAGGATAAGTCCAAGCAAATTGACTATCGCAAATAGCAGTGGCACTAAAACCGTACAATAAATTACCCGCTTTTAGTATTGTGGGGTTAGTAAAAATACAATTAAAATAAATGCTGGACATATCTCCCTGTGTTATAACTAACTTTCGATATACATTACTTCCAAATAACCAGTTTTGAATACCACTTGCATCCTCTGCTGATATTTCATTTTTAGAAAAAAAAGAAACATCAAAACTTAATTTTGAATCAAAAGTTACACCATAAAAATAAGGTTTTGGCTTTCTGTAAATATAACTCTCTAATATGCTCACATTCCCACTGCCATTTCCTGAAATCATACCAGTATTTGTAGAAGCAATTTCTAATCCATATAATTCGGAAGGTTGTCCACCATAAGTAAAACTTCTTGAATAAAATCCCATATTAACCTCCATATATTAAGGAAGAATGTATCCTATAAAGGATACATTCTTCCATTTCTAATATATCCCCTTTGAGATAATGTTTTTGTAATTTGACTGACAATTTCATTAGAAAATCGCTTCAAATCTCCAATTACATTTTTATCAACATTACCCTCAACATTGATTAGTTTATCTACCTGAATAGTAGGCATATTACTGACATTATTTGTATATTGAGATGTATAAACTTTTCCAATAATACGTTTCATGTCTAATTCGTTGAGTACCATTTCACCCTTAATAAGTTTTGCTAAAACTTCTCCACTGGGGGTAGTTACTCCACCTACCTGACCTGATAAAACCCCCGAATGATGAAACTCGGGTACTCCACCAATGGCATAATCTTTACCATAAATGGCTTTCAGGAGATTTCCATATTTTTGCAATGCTTTATACGCTTCATTCCAAGCATTTGTTACATCTTGGTCAATTCCAGTACCGTATAATTTATTCCAATTTAATAATTCCTGATATAGAGAAGGTGCTTTTTCGGCAACCCTTCTCAATGCTTCTTGTGCTACTAAACCAGATTTATTCAAAAATTCATCAATTGCATCCATCTTTTCTTTCCAGAGATTTTTTTCACTTTCAGCACTTTCTATCTGTGAATTTATTCGTTCTTCATATAATTGATATTCTCTATCAAGTGCTTCTTTTTGAAGTTTATAACTTCTATCTCTCTGGGCTTTCTCTAAATCTTTCTGTGCCTTATCTAAATCTTCTAGTAGTTTTAATTTCTTTGCTTTGGCTTCTTCACTATTATCTAAATCAAGTAAGGTAATTTCATTTTGTATCTTGGAAATATCTTTATTTTTCTCTTGGATTCTTTCCTGATACTCTAATTCTTCCTTTTGAGTATCGAGCATTTCTTTTCTTTGACTAACTATTTCTTTATAAGTAGATAACTGGTCTTTTAAGCCTTTTATTCTATCATCAATAGTTTTTATTTCCTGCTGATATAATTCTTTTTCTTCTTTTTTTTGTTGTCTGATTAATTGAATAACATCATTATAAAGGTCTTTTGCTGAATAAGTTTCCTCTTTTTTAGCACCACCACCACCACCAGAACTAAAACCTTTAGGATAGTAACCACCTATTGGTTTTGGTGGTGAGGGCTTTGGAAGGGGTTTGCTCTGCATCGCATAGGGGGAAGCACCTAAATCTCCCATCATACCGCCTTCTCTCCCCGACCTTCCAGAAACTTCATTGTATTCAATATTAAAGCGAATATAATAATCACCAGCCACAGAAGCAACCCAAGCACTCAAATTCTCTAACTCTCGTTTTGCCAATTGGATATTTCCATTTGCAAATTCACCCAAAGCATAGTTTATTTTAGTTAATGCCTGCAAGGTGGCTACATCTACTAACCCCCATGCACTTGCAAGTTGATATGCCATCTGATAAGCGGCGGTTTGCATTTCGCCAGTTAATTCCATCTGACCTATCCTCTGTAGCATCATATTAAATAAAATTTGCTTTGTAGCAATATCATATTGCCTTGCGTTTTCCTGTATAGCCCAATTTGTTTCTTCTAATTGATAAGTTAAATTTTGAACTTCCCTTTGTTGTTCTAGTGTACTTGGGAAAGTCATAGCCTCTGCTATTCTAGCCCTTAATTCCTCTGCTTTGGCTTGTAACTCTGCTTGCTGGTCTGAATAACTTTGAATTACTTCCCCTAATCTCCCTGCAATAATTTCTTGCAAATCAGAAAACTCATTCTTTAATCCATAAACAGATTCAGCAGTTTCATCTACTAAATCTATCATACCATTAGCCCCTGCTACATCCATTTCATTGATTGCTTTTTGAATATTTAACATTTGTTCATATTCAATCACAAGATTTTCAGAAGCCACTATCTTTTCAGCCAAAGCATCTCTTTGCGCTCTAATAATACCAAATTCATCTTTACCTTTAATAATTAACTCATCATAATAAGCAAGTTGCTCTTTTGCACCCTCAAAAACAGTAGATATATCTCCATAGGTTGTAGTACCCAATGTTCTTTTCTGCTCCAAAAATGCTTTTGCTTCTTCATAAGCAAATTTATTTTTCATAATAAACTGCTCTGCTTGAACTTCTTGCTGTTTTTTAATCCATTCAACATTTTTAGCAATGGCATCTGTATTATTGTTAATTGCATCGGAATATATATCTATACCGTTTTTTAAAGCACCATACTTTGTATTTAAAATAGTCTGAATATCTAAAAGTCTGGTAATTGTATAAATATTTTTATCTTTTTTATTTGCTAAATATTCATACTCATCAGCAAGATTCTTTAATTCGTTTTGATTTTCATCAAATACTGCTTTTGATTTCTCAAATGCCTGATAAGTATCCACAACACTCTTGTTTAATTCTTTAAATGCCATTACTGCACCAATAATGGCAATCCCAACCAGTCCACCAGTAATAGCAGTACTTAAAGCCGTAGCAGTGGCAGTAGCAACTCCCATAGAAACAACTAGGGCATCTATGGCAGAAGTTAATATTGGAATAGTAACAATCATTTTACTACCAATTACTGCCGACAAAGCCACAAAAGCAATATTTAAAACTCCAACATTTTCGACAATTCCCAGAATAACAGAACCTATATCGAGTAAATTTTTTGTAAAATCACTACTGATAAAACTTGACATCAAACTTTCCCAAGATGCTCTAAATTTATTGGCTTTTGCTTCTATACTATCCATATAGATACCATATCTTTCCATAGCCAATCCTGCACTGTCAAGCATGGTTTCTTGAAAGCCTAATGCCATATTATAATTTTGCAAAAGGGACAATAATGTATTCTGCTGTCTAACACCAGCCATAGCCTTTAATATGCTTGCTCTTTGAACTTCACCTATTTTATCCCATTTTTTACCTAATTCATCAAGTACTTCACCAAAGGGTCTAAATGATGTTCTATCGGCATTCATAATCTCTATTCCAACGGATTTCAGGGCTTTTTCAACATTATTAATACCCATTCCAAATTCATCTAAACCACCTTTTTGAATGTCCTGATACCTAGCGAAAATGGTTTTGAATGCTTCACCAACTGTTTCGGCACTTCTTCTGGTAACCGATGATACCGTAGCAATATAAGAAACCAATTCATCAAATTCTACTTTTGCCTGCCTAGCACTGCTGGATGAACGCTGTAATGCAAGGGCTAATTCAGATACACTCGTAGCACTTTCATTATCTACTGCTACCATTTTATCTATTGAAACAGTAACTTCTTTTACGGACATTCCAAAACCATTCATAATAGAAGTAAGATATTCGGTAGCCTCTGCTGAACTCATGTTAGCCAACTTGGACATTACCATTGAATTTTGAATAAGTGCAGTGGTATCTTCTACGGATTTACCTTGTCTTTGCCATTCCAAAGCCCCCTGTGCAACCTCTAATGTGGTTGCACCCAATTGCTTTGCCAATCTATTATAACCCTCACCTAAAGCATTAACTTTTTGCTCGGAAAAACCAGTAACAATTTGTGTATCTGTAAGAACCTTATTCAATTCTCTTACATATTCTGAACCTTCTCTTAATTGTCTTAACGTACCATAAATAGCAGTTGTACCTAAAGCCCAAATTGCTACTTTTTTAATAGCATTATCTAAAAGGCTAATAAAACTCTCACCTTCTCTATCCATTAGTTTCATTTCAGAAGTAACTTCTGTTATTTTCGTTCTTAAATTATCTAATTCTAACCTGACTTGTTTGGCAGAAATTTCACCCTTTCCAAAACTTTGAATTGCTTCTTCATAAATCTTTGCCTGCTTTATAACATCAAAGTTTTCAAATGCGGGGGCTTTGGTTGCCTTTAATTTTCGGAGAGAATTTTCAAATAACTGAACCTGTCTATCAATCTCTTCTTGGTCAAATTTTATTGGTAATTTAACAGGTTTAACAACCTTTCTTATTTTGTCTAATTGCTTATTTACATCCGATATATCTAATTGCACTTTTGCAAGGATAGTATACTTATTTGTAGTAGCCATATATTTATCCTCTCTTTTTTATATAAATTTATTCAATTTTTATTCCAAACATCCCCTCTATTTCATTAATGGAATTATCTTTCAGATAATTGCTGGTAGTTGTTAAATCAGAATGATTTGCAAGTAATTTTAATTTTTCAATAGGAAATCCAGAAATACCTAATTTTTTACAAACATAATGGCTACCATCTGAATAATTTTGCAAAGCGGAATGTCGAATAGAATGAACATTAAAATTTGTAAATTCTCCATCTCTTTCTTTTAATATTTCTTTCATTTTTAAAAACCATCTATAAACATCATGTTCTCTCGCTGGTCTTTTAAATCTTGTTTGGGGTATAGGAACTGCCCACAAAGAATCTACATCATCCTTTCCTCTGGCAATTAACCATTTTTTAACTGCATCTTTTGTTCTGTCAAAATAAAGTAATGAAAAAACTTTTTTTCTTTTACCAACCACTTTATTTGTATTATTTCTTTCAAATGAAAATGAATCTTTTCTCACTTGTAATACTTCATTTCTTCTACCAGCACTATCATAAAGCATTGCTAAAAATGCACTTTCTTGATATTCCCCTCTTTCTTCCAATTTTTTCATAATATATGAAATATCTTCATCTTTCAGGAAATGTATTTCACGCCTTTTTTCTTTTGAATCCAAACTCTTCAATCTTCTAGCCACATTTGCTTCAAAATTTCCATAATCTTCTTGATTTTCTTCTGCAAAATATAATAATGACCTTACAACCGAAATAAAGCGATTATGCCTAGAATTTGAAACATTATTATTATAAGTAAGAAACAAAGAAAAATCTCTTAATTGTTTTTTATTTACATCTAAAACATAAATATTGTTTTCATATTTATATAAATAACATAAAAAAGCCCTTATATCTGCTTTATATTGGGTTATAGTACCATTAGATTTTTTTCTTTGCTTTAATTCAAGTAAGTAATCATTCATAATAGATTTATTTTTTTCATTTACTTTTTCCCAAATTTCCTTATCAAACATTTCATTATAAACATTTCTCATTTTATATCCCTGTCCTTAATAAATGTTAATCCAATTGCTATCGCATCACTTTCATCTAAATTGTTTATTTCTATTTCTGGAAATTTATTTTTTATAATCCGATAAACTTCTTCTTTTTTGGAATTACCTTTTCCCGTAATAATTTTTTTTATGGTAGAAGGACTATAAAAAATAAAATTATATTCTTTTATATTATAAAAAAGCATTCCCTGTAAACGATATAGCACTTCTGTTGAAGTATTATATCTATAAAATCCCGATTCAAAAACAATTATATCTGGATTTTTCTCAAAAATATAATTCTTTATTTTATCGGTCAGGTAAAACATTCTGCAAAATTGGTCTTTTTTTATTTTCTTTGTATCAATTGAAAATACATCACATAATTTTTTATTTTCAAAATATGATATTCCTGTATTACTTAAAGATAGGTCTATTCCTATTATCTTCATAGTATTTCCTTAAATGACAAAAAAAAAGGGATTGTTTTTTATAACAATCCCTTTTATCTTTTATTCTTCTTCTTTAATTCTCATTTTTTCTTTAGTAAGATTATCAAATACTGCTCTTTCAATCTCTTTATAGATAATCTCTGGGTCAATTTTGATACCCTGTTTTTCAAGTTGAAGTTTTATATAATCAAACGCATACTGCCTTTTATCAGTAATATAACCCGCAAGGTTAGCCTGTTCAGCCGATTTAACAGCCGAATCAGCAAGGAAGGAGATAATGTAGGCTAAATCAGGTCTTTCATTTTTTATCTTTGCTTCAAGTAAGCGAATCTGCTGAACAATATAGCCAGCAATCAAGGCTACCAACGGGGGTAATACAATTTCTAAAAATCTTTGTGCAAAGGCACTCCAAAATTCTAAATCCATTTTCTACTCCTTATTCTTTTTTGAATTTAAGTTTTCTTTTTCTAAAATACTTTTCGATATATTTCTCAAATCTACCAGAATCCAATTGAGAAACTGTTTCCTCATAATAATTACCCCATTCTCTTCTTGGAAACATATTACCTTGTTTTCCTTCCAAAATAATTTCTTCTAGTAATTCTCTAATATCTCTTAAAACCCAATAATAACTTCCATGAATAAAAGCATCTGGGTCGTGATTCATAAAATAAGGATATGAAAACAACATTAATTCATTGCTTAACAAATCGTTACTAACTTGTTCTATTTTAAAAGAACCCAATAAACCACCATTCTCACCTTGTCGTTCATAAACAACAGGAGTATAGTTTGCATAAATATTAATTTCTACATTTTTTTCATGTAAATCTTTTACATCTTTCATTGTATCCATTAAAGAACCTTTTAAATCTGCCATAAGCATAGAGATTAATGTGCTTTCATTATCTATCATAATTATTCCTCTCTATCTATCTTGTTTTTTCTTTTATCTTTTATGGTTTCTTTGTAATAACAATCCATACACTTATGATATTTGTTAGAAAAAACAATACCATCTTTTTCTTCTGAAATTTCAATTAAATAATAATTTTTAGACTTGCAATCAGGACAAACACGATTCAGTCGCTTAATGATTTTTTCCTTTTTCATATTTACTCATCTTTTAGCATTTTTTTATTTCTGGTTTTTTTCATATCATTAAATGGATATTTTTCATTTAATTCACGAATACTGCTATTAAATTCTATTAGTAATTTTTCAAGTTTATCTTCATCTAATTGTGATAATTTCTCTAAAATTTTATTTATGTTTGCAAAAACAGCATTTAGATTAGATGAAATAGATAATTGTAATTTTTTTTCAAAATTAATAATTTGAACAATATTTTTTATATCATCTAATAATTTTTTATACTTTTCCCCAATTACTTCCAGTATCTTATTCCAGAATCCATTAGCAATAAACAGGTCTAAATCAAAATCTTCTGATTCAATATCTATATCAGTAATCTCATCTATAATTGCAAGTATCATAGCCTTTTCAGCAAGCAAGTATTTTCTATATATTTCATCTTCATTATCAAAAAATGTTGAAAGATAAACATTAATAATTTTGATTTCTTGCTCAAATGTAAAATAAGGCTGAATCTTAAAGGAAATTTCTCCAACATGCAAAGTTATAGGATTAACTAATTTTAATTCTATCTTTTTCTTTTCCATTTTATTGACCTATCATCTTAAGGATTAATTCATTTTTTATAAAACCAAGCAAATAATATAATATCATCAAAACAATAGATAAAATCCAGAAAAATTTAGATTTTAATACCCCCATAAGAATTTCAACCACATTAATCTTAACTGATTCATTAATATTTTGTATGTTTCCCTTTAAATCTTTTACATCTGTTTCTGTTTTTCTGGTACTTTCAGATATATTATTAACTTGTGTTTCTATTTTAAAAAAAGCCATTTGGAAATCATTCATCGTTTTTACAAGATTATCCATAACCAGAGTATTTTTATTGAATGCTTCTTCAAGTCTTGCTAGGACAAAACCATTTATGGACTGTTTTTTATCTAATTCATTTATTTTTATGTCCATCTTATCTAACCTTTCTTCAAGGTTATTTACCTTTTTTTGTAAAATATCCAATGTAGTTTGCTCCATTAAGACTCCTTTCTACACGGCTTTACTCTGGGGGGGTACTATTATTATAGTACCCCCTTCCCCTAACAAAAAAAAATTATGCACCAACAATAACATTAACAGTGTCTGTCAGAGAACCAGTAGCAGGAGTATAGTAAGTAATCGTAATCAATGCGGTATCACCCTGATTTACGGCAGAAGAACTAGTTACAACACCACTACCATTAACTGTTATTGTAGTACAACCACTAGTTTTTACAAAAGTAGAAAGATTGGTAATATTTGCATTAGCATAAACACCACCACGAATACCGAGTACATTAATCTGCTGTGATTGAGGTCTTAATGCATGACTGAAAGTCAAGACACTGGGAATACCAGCAATAGCACTAACAGGAATACTGGTAGTAGTTGCAGGAATCCAAGAAGCCTTGAAATAATAATCTTTACCCGTCTGTGCATCCTTGCTGACCAAAGCAACACCACTCAACGATTGAGTAGACACCCCATTAGCACTCAAATTCAGAGTATAGTTACCAGCAATCTGATATGAAGGTACATCAATCTGCAAATAAGAAACAACAATGTTGTTACTATCTCTCACCTCTGCTGTCAAGATAAGTCTGACATTAGCGGGCGGAGTAGTCGCCTCAACCATTACTTCATCAGCATTTCCATTATAGGTATAGACAGCAGTAACAGCCTGATTGCCACCACCAGAAACAGTAATTACACTACCAGAAACGGGGGTAACCAATTGGGAAGTACCATTATCGAGAAATACAGTAACATCACCAACCGCACTTCTAGAAAGAGTACCCACATTAGAAGTCAAACTAACTCTCTCGGTTTCAACAATCTGAATAGTCTTATTGAGAATTGAAGTACCAGCATTCAAAGCCAATACAGTCCGACTAAAAGTGGCTTCTTCAATATTAAACTCTGCTAATCTGTCGTGAAAATAAGTATAAAGCAATGGATTATTAATCCCACCCCTAACCTCTGTTTTCTGCATCGAAAGAGTAATTGAAGAAGTGATATTTGTTTTACCTACTGCAATAGCCTCATTTGTATTCGGATTAAGCAAAACAGCATTTGCCACACTAACTAAAAATTCATTTGCCATTTTTATAAACTCCTTATTCTTTATTAAAATTAAACAAATCTTTTTGTTCACTAACAAAACTATCTTTCGGTATCAAAATATTTTCATACCTACCCGATAATTTTATATTTGATAAGTAATGCTTGATAATCTCTTTTCCACTTTCAGATTTTATTTGTCCACTAATTTCTAGTGGCTTTATTTGATTGTATTCAAATACAAGCATTGCTCTTTGAAGAAGTTTTTTAAATTGATATAAAGTCAATTTAGATATTTCTTCTATGGATAATTTTGTCAAACAAACTAATGTAAAAATTTCATCCTCTAATGTTATATCTTCATATTTTTTATTTGCTTCTACTAATATCTTTTCTAATTCTGGATTAAAAGACTCAATATATTCAACACTTAATCCATTTTGTAACAATATAATTTCCCTCATTATATCAAAATCATATTCACTTAATTCTATATCGTTGATTTTAATATTAATTGATAAATTTTTATTTTCATCTTGAATATAATCAAAGGAAACTTTTTTTGTTTTCAAAATATGACATAAAAGTTTTTTTAAATCACTTTCAATACTATCCCTTATTCCATAACGAATTACTAAAAGTAAATATTTCAGATAAGACATTTTAAGAACTTCTTTATCTGATATAATGTTTTTGGGATATTGAAAAACACCATAAAAAACATCTATCATTTCTATATCAGATATTTTTAAAGGATAAAATTTTATTTCTTTATAAATTTGTGGATAACCAAAAATGTCATTTTCTTTCTTATAAATTTTATCTAAAATGTTCATTTATTATCCTGAAATCCAGTTGCAGAAAATAAGTCCTTTCCCAATAAAAGGATTACTCCCTATTACTGTCATTTTGCATCTTGGATTTTTAGAAAAATCAAAGTATATTCTACCCAACCCTTCTGTTATCTCTGCCCCATTAAGAACTCTTATAATTTCTTCGGCAATCATATTATCTCTTTGTCTATAATTTGATAATTGATTTACTTGAAAATGAGGAAGTATTTCTACACCAATAGATATATTACCATAAACTGTATTAGAGGGAATCATCTCCACAATAGAAATTCGTAATTGGGTAGTCATTTCTACCCAACCATCACTCATTCCTGTTGTCATAAATACCCTAGCATCTTCTTGCTTCATCACACCATCATAAATCATCTTACCTTTTTCTATTTTAGAAAGATTAGGATATTTATTCTTATCCCAAGCATCGGGGGTATCATATTTCAATAATCTCCAAACATCCTCTGAATTATCTAAAAGATAAGAAACAACAGAATAGGGAATATTAGAAAATTCCTTGAAAGTATTATATGTTGTCATTATACTCCCTAAAATGATATTTTAATATCTTTTCAATTTCTTTTGTTCTCAAATCTAAATCTTCAAGTTTTTGAAGAATTACATCTAATCTATTATCGGGTTTTGGTAATTCTGGTTTTTGGGGTTGTGGCGGGGGTGGATTTTCAGGTGGGTTAGGAATAACAACATCTTTTTCACCTTTGTATATTGCACCCGTATCAGCAACCATTTGTTCAATTGTGCCATTATACATCATAACTACATATTTTTCCATATTAGATTCGGGTTGATATAAAGCAAAGTGCTTCATTGTAAGCCTTGTTCTCTTATCACTCCACAAAGGATTATCTTTAAAATTTGTATTTTTAGCAATTTCAAAAACATCTTTTAAGGAAGTCAATGTACCTTGTGTATTAGAATAAGACACCATCATATCTCCACGATTATTTAAGAAATTAATCATAGAAGGAAATTTTTTTACAAAACTTTCATAAGTGCTTATACCCAACACAAAAGGATTAAAATACTTTTCTCTAATCAATTGAATTGTTCTTTTATAAATATCTTCAATAACAAAACTAGTCCATGTATCCGTAGCCAATTGACTTACACTTGAATCACTAAATATAAAATTTACAAAACCAAGTGCTTTATATCGAAAATTATTCAACATAACTTTAAATATTGGATGATTTACACCAGCAAGTTTGGTGACATCATACATGGTATATTGATTTTCTAAAAACTTTGATACGGGCAAGGGAAGGCTAACACCTACCAATAATCCCATATTATATGCTTTATCTACCATATCTGCAAAAATTTTTGGATTGATTAAATCTGAAAAGAAATCTCTCGTGGAAGAGAAATTAGCAAGTTTTATTTCTATAAAATCAAAATCTTTAAATTTCTCCAAATTATTAAAATCTTTTTCGGATACTCTAATACCTATTGCATTCATAATTTATTCCTTTATTTTCCACATCCATTCAGTATCTATTAAAAATTCAAGATTAAAATCATTACTATCCTGATTTATTTCAATCGGTTCATAATCTACTTCTATCTCTAAATTAAGAGATTCCTGTAATTCGGCATTGGCTTTTTTTAATTCGTTTTCATCATTTAAGTTATATTTAGCGATAACTTCATCTTTTATTTGATTAAAAGAATTTATTTTTTTTTCTAAATCAAGATATAAGTTTTTTAATTTCAATAAATCTACCATTTTTAAATTTATTTTTTTTATTTTTTCATTGTGTTTTAACATTGAAAAAACTTGACTGTATTTTATTTTCATTTTCTCTCCAAAAAAATTATAATCTTATCTTCCAAAATAAACTTTTGTGTTGTTGTAATAATCATATAATTCGTTCCCATGACCACTCCCGCATAAAAACGCAGTGGCTACCATTCCTTGTAAATAATATGCACCAGCACTACCAGCCCTACCAATTTCAAAGTTTCCCGTTGCTGTTCTCATCTGATTAATACTGGTTATAGATGTATTATAATATGCCCCATCTAAAAACAATTGAATAGCAAAGTTATTTGTAGCCATCCACCAATATCTCATTCCTATAAAATGCCATCCAGTAGTTGTCAATTCTCTCTGTACTGCTACCGTTAGAGTAGAACCATTGTCAACTCCTAACTCAACATAACCGTTCCAAGCAGGTTTATAATACAAAATATTCCATCCGACAATCGTACTTCCATTCCTGACAAAACCATGATTTCTTGTAACGCTATTTAAATGAAACCAGCCCCCGAACATAATCCAGTTATTGGTATTCAATCCTCTGTCAGATGTTCTATAAAAATAGGCATTAGTCCCATTTAAATAGAATATACTTCTCAAACCGCCAGTAGGTTCAATGGGTTTGTTAACCCAAGTTTGATTTAAAGCAGTCATGTGAACACGGTTTTGACTTAAATCAAGTGCAGATTGATTATTTCCATCAGCAAAACCTTCTTGAAAAGTCCATAAACTTTGTAATCTACTAAATCCAAAGGGAAGCAACCATCCTACCTGACCTGTCATGTCAGAAATAGCACCATTAGACCTTCTAAATACTGCATTATTATTTGCATCAGAGTAGATTCTAGTTGTATTACTTATTCCAGTAGTTATAGAAGAAGTATTTTGTAATCTTAAATCTCCCCATGTACTTAATCCCCCTCTTGCCCATGCAACATAATCAGAAG